TACTTGCCGAGGTATAGTAAAGACGGAACTTCTCGTTCTCCAACAGATAGCGGTCGTTTGGCTGGAACACCGTTCCGTTCTCCATTCTCAGCGAGCCTTTTCCGTCATGCTGAAAATAGCGGATGGTATAGATGGTGCCGTCAAACTTGCCCTCCGCCTTTTTGAAATACCTTTCAAGGAGTCTTGAAATTACAGCCAAATAGTTTTGTTGTTATGGTTGCAAATCCCTATATTCAGAAACCGCATTGAAGCAAGGGCAAGCCTTTTGTGGGTTCAAGTCACGATGACCGACAATAACAGCCAGCGGATATGTTTTCTTTAGGCGCATAATCAATTGCCGTATGGCTGTTTTCTGTGCATCCGTTCTTGTGTCCTTGGGGTTTCCGACTGCGTCTAAGCCTCCCTCATAGCAAATGCCGATGGAATACCTGTTGTGGTTCACGCAGTGGGCACCAATTTGTTCAATAGGTCTGCCGTTTTCAACTGTTCCGTCACGACGGACAACATAGTGATAGCCGATTGTGCGCCAACCGCGAGCCTTGTGCCATTGTGTGATGTCTTTTGCCGAACTCAGCTGGTTGGGACGAACTGCAGAGCAGTGTATAATGATAAGTGTTACTGTTCTCATGATTCTTCGTTTTTGTTGTTTGATACTTTTCCGCTGTGATAATCCAATCCTGCCAAGGCAGCACTGAAAGTAAGCAGTTCACCAAAGGCTGTCAATACAGTTGGGTCGATGTAACCTTTTGGCGGAATGAACATGGCGGAGATTATTAACCCTACACCAAGCACAGCCAGTATGAACGAGGCTGCAAGGTGCAATTTTGTATGTCTGTATTTCTTGATTGACATAAATGTTGTTTTTTAAATTCTGTAGCCATCAATATAAAAGGTGGCTACAGAAAATGTTAGTTGATGTATTCCAATTATTCCTTGCCGTCTGTGTCGACAGGTTTATCGTTCAGTTGGTTGATGTCTACAAACGATGCAACCTTACGTATCGAAACAGAATCCAAGGCATACGAACGCTTTTGGTTCGGCCAGAAACGGAGGTGTACTTTCATCACGTTGTCGGCAGTGAACTCCTTTTCAGTAGGGCTGCCGTAGGTCTCAGGACTCAGATAGAACGTGCCGAGGTCTCCGAAGCGCACACGCTTGGAGTCTTTCACAAGCTCCACGAGACAGTCGCAAGCTGCCATCAATACGCCGAGGATAGTTGCACGGTCGAAAGGTGAACCGTGGTTGCTGATGTGCTGTGCAAACTCCTCCGTAGAGAGGGTTTCAGTGTAGACGAAGCGTCCGTACCATCTGCCGTATGCAGCAGAACTCTTGTTATTGTTCTTGTACTTCTTTGTGATTAACTTTGCCATAATACTTTGATTTTTAGATGTTGTACATGTTTACGATTCTCGTTGCTATCATGGATAGCGTGCTTGCAAGCGGACAACCTTTTATCGGATGTCTGATGCAAAAGTACAACATTGGCAGAGCGAAATCAAGCGTATGGAAAAACGGGAAAGTGGCGTGGAAAAACAAAGGTGAACCACACTATGTATGCAGTTCACCTCAAAATGGCGTTATAAAAGGACTTTCACTAAGCATGTTTGCGCTTCGCTAATTCTTGATAATATTCAGTCCCGTGGAAAATTTCAACCACCTTTAGAAAATCCTTAATAAAGAAGTCTTTCTTCCAACGCTCTCCCTTGAAGTTGCTTGAAATAGGTTCTTTCATAAGATTGTTGCGAAAATCGCCCATTGTCACTGTAAGGCGATTGTGGAAAGTGCGCTCGGTTGTGTCTAATTTCTCTACAAGAACTTTCTCCTTGACGAACTCAAAGAATGGCTTTTTACATTTCTCGCTGAAAATATAATTGGCCAACCTTTCCCATTCCACAAGAATGAACAAGTAAGCTATCAGATCGATAGGCTTCTTGTAATACCCATCAAGTGTTTCTGTCGGCAATGCGCCAAAGAACTTTTGGAAGATATACAGAAAGCAATCCGACAATTTGTTTTCGTCAACAAAAGGTCTGAAAAGATTATATACAGGTATTCCTGTTTCGTCATCCGGTAAAGCATCATGTATTTTCTTTCCGAAGTCAGCCAGTCTTTTTGTTAATTCAGCATGCGCCTTTACCAAAACGAGGTATTCCTCTTCAAGTTCTTTCTTGGTGCTTTTGCGCTTGCACTTATTCCCATGTTTCTTCTTGGATTTCTTAATAGGCCCAATAGGTAAATGAGCCCCATTCCTTCTGTGTCTTTTGTATTCTTCTGGAACATTCGTAATTATGCAACTGCCGAGAATAGAAGAGTCTTCGCCTTCTTCTATATGAAGAGGCGGTGTTATCGGGTCTATTACAGTAAATGTTGAGGAGTGTTCTTGCCACGTTTCCTTTTTGAATATAATGTCAGCAGCACTGCGTGGCTGACGAGACTGGATTTTTCGGATGATTTCAACGGTATAGCCTTTTTGGCGAAGTTCTTCTATTTCTGATTTTTTCAGAATGCGTACACGTGTAACACCAACACCCAATGAGGTCTTGACGATTGGTTCACCAGGAGTTTTTACACTAAACTGTTTCCATAGGGGTGTCTTGCGTCTGCCCCATTGATTGTTCTTGATAAATCTTTTCATAAGACACATATTTTAATTGTTAAACAAAAACTTCCTTTTGCTCAACCATCACAGGCGCAAAGAACCTCTTCCTTTGCTTTGTTTCCTGCGCTCTAAATATGTGTGAAATTGTAGTTACCGCAAATGTAGCGAAAGTTATTCGCTTCGCCAAATTTTCAGATGACTATTTTTAGAAAGTTGGCAACTTTCTTGTAGAAATCAGGCAACTTTCCATATGAAATCAGGCAACTTTCTAAAAATCGGCCTGCAAAAGTGAAATTTATTGCATTGGTTGTTGTTTCTTAACACAAGAATCATTAACTTTGCGAAAGTATAGTCTCACATTGGATTTTTGTCCGTTGTTGAACCACAGAACATATTGTCGAACATTTAAATTTAAAGATAAGAAACAGACATTACAAAAGAATGAAACGCCAAGGATTGAGCTATTCTTAGAATAGCCTTTCCTCAACAGGGATATAAAATGAGGTTTACCTCAAAATCTTTAACAAAGCGTTTCCGTTCTATACTTTTTGGATATTGAGCTTTTAGCTCTTGTTCTCTCTTATGTGAATACCGCCAATCATTCATCCTATGGGAACAAGCAGTAAGAAGGTTCACGCTCATAAGGCGTGGACTGTTCTGCGCTTGTTATAGGATAGGTCACTTGGCGGTAACCAACATAAGAGACAAGTTCGGAACGGTTGCACGCCTTTTTATATGTTTCCACTTCAGCAGAAGAAAATATTTCAATTAAAACACTACACTATGAAACGACTGAGACTATTGGGACTCATTCTCATTTTCCTTTTTTCTTTTGGAATCGTTTTCGCCCAGAAGAAAGCGTCTGGCAACTCATTAAATCTGACACGTATAGAACAACTTGTCGACAAGTACATATCCGAGAAAACCAATGGAACAGGTGGCGAAACGGCTTTAACTGGACTGTCTATTTATTATGGTGGTTTGTCAAACCAACAAAAAAGTTCGGTATGCAAGTATTTTATGACGAGAATCGACAAGTTTCATTCTGATGGTGACTTAAAATCGGCTTTGTTATTGTCCGACTTGTATGAATCATTCTCACCCGATCCCACGGATTCCAATTTTGCCCGATTGTATTATCTACGCGGAGAATATGCAGCAATGCGAAGCGACACTCTAACCTTGAAAAAACAAATATCAAGTTTGATGAATTTTTCAAGTTCAGATGAAATCGAAAAAGAAAAATACATAACGGCACTCAGCACAAATTTGCAAGATATAAGAAATTATGTGCCAGTAGACGAAACCATTGAAGGAACTTGGGTGTGCGATTTGCAAGGGAATGAATACAGTGAGCCTTATTTTATTCTTGAGGTTAAGCAAGTATCTGAAGGCAAACCGGTTTTCATTTTAAGAAATTATACCGGCTTCCTTAGTTTTGTTGAAAAACCAGTCATTTTTCAAGAGGAATATGCTTTTACAAACGACTCTGTATATGTAGCATTTTCTAATGAGGATTTGAAGAATCCAAGTCCACTCCTGAACGGTCTGTTACGTACTTATGGCAATACCTATGCGAGCATTATCGGTTTGAAAACTGCGCGTAACACCGGCAGCTCGTTAGTTGGCGATCTGACGGGAATGGCCACATCTATGGTTGCAGATGCCGTTTTTGACAATGTTCTTGCACCGCGCAAGTACAGCTATCTTTTGGAATTTAAGCTGCGTAAAGTCAACGATTGGCAAATGGATGCCGATGTGTCATTGTCGCAGGTGACGGTGAAGGGCGATAACGTTCCTAAATACAAAGACCTAAAATACCATACCTTGTTTACAAAAATCAAGCGTGAGGACAATTGGTTCTGGTATGGTCAAGGATTTGGATCTATGACAATACCGTTTGACATGGACAAGGAAGAGAGAAAGGCTTTTAGAGAAGGACGTAAATGTCCAAGAAATTGGGAAAACTTTAATACAAAGAATATTAAAGTTTTCAATACTCTGCAAACAATAAAGATGGAGTACCTCACAGAGGAGCGTCTTCTTGCAGAAGGTGTAGCTGTATCCGATGTCGTTAATATTCACAAACAATTTAACGAGTCTCGGAGACGAGTAGTGGTGGGGATTGAACTTAACCAAGAAAGCAAGAACTTAAACGTGAAGACGACTATACCTGCCTATCCAGCAGAACGTGCCGGTATTAAAAATGGAGACATTATCACTCATATCGATGGTTATGAAGTATCCACACTGCAACAGTTTTATGATGTGATAAAAAGCAAACTTCCATATCAAAAAGTAGTGTTGACTGTGGAACGTAAGAAGAAAAAATTTGATGTAACAGTAGAAACATGTCTGTCTCTTTAAAAATAAACCAATTTATAATCCGCAAAACGAAACGTTTCGCCATTCCAGAACGAGCCGTCTATTTTCTTAAAACGAAACGTACCGCTGGGGTACTCCCCCACCCCAAAAATTTTCGACCGGCTTACGCCGGTATTCACATAATGCAAGAACGGAGTCCGGACACCATCCGAACCCCGTTCTTTTCGTTTTGTCGCTTCGCTCCCGCTTTTCGCGCTTCGCGTTACGCAGCCTCGCTCAACGCCTTATACGCAACCACGCTTTGCGCCCTCACGAGTTTGCCGCGGAAGGCGAGACGCGAGCCGACATTCGTACTCGCACTCGACGCATCGTTATACGCATTCGCATACGACACACCGCCACTCGCGTACGCGCTGTTGCACCCGCGATAGACCACACGGCCTGTAGAGGTGCTTATCCAGTACATGTCTGAATAGTATGTGCTCGACGAGCCATTCATCGAGCCTACTGGCACTACCGCCATCAGCCTTCCATGCGCCACCGCCGTTATCCAGTTACCACTATTCGTCGTACCCTTTATCATAATGGTGCTGCCATCGGGCATCCAAATGCGCCACTTGCCCTCATTACCGCTCGTGTTCGGCAAGTCCACACCGTCCATCATGTCATACTTGTGTCCGTAGATGTCCTCATAGCCCAGGCAGCAGATATTGTTCACCTGCGTCACCTTTGCTGCACCATACTCGTCCTTGTCCACATACCAGGCATATTGGTGCACTCTGTTCTCGTCCACCAGACTGTTTGTCACATTCGGGTTGATTGCCTTTGCGCCCTCATAGCCTATAGTGTCCTGCATGCCTCTTGACATCGTGCCGCCAGTCGTGCGCATATTCGTATGCGAACCTGCGCCACACTGCTCCTGCATGTTCCTCCTGCCATACTTCGCATAGGCAAGGTTCGCAATGCGGAAGTGCATCAGAGCGTCAATCTGCTGCATACCTCGCTGCACGCTGTAATAGTGGAAGTCCGTCCATGTCATGCTTGCAGTTGTACTGCCGCCGGTTATGCAAGCACGCAGCTTGCTGCCCACTACAGAACTGCCCACAACAGCACACAGATGCTCCTCGTTGGCAAACCATTCAGGCTCCATATCCTCTATCTTGCTGCTGTTGGATAGTACAACCTTGTCAAACTCGGCTGTGTTCAATATAGAGAAGTACAAAGTCTTGGCTCCCTCAGGCACATCGCTGATAAGATACATACCAGCCTCAAATCTGTTTCCCAGCGTTGGCACCACGACGCTCTTCACCACATTGCCGTTCACGTCGGCAAATGCGCTGCCCACAAGGTTCGTGCCTGGCACACTCGGCCAACGGACACGCTTGTGCTTCGACACATCCACCACGCACACCGAATAAGAGCTGTCCGTACTCATGGCATTTGTTATGGTGTCCCTGCCACTCATCACTTTCCTGCCTTTAGTGTAACCGCCCTGCACCGCCTTGATGTCATCAAGCGTCAATACGTCCACATTCGGCACAGCCGGCATGTGATCCTTGTCCTTCGAGCTGTAGCAGCTGTAGTCCTTGCTGTTCAAGAAGTCATTGATACCCTTGCTCCAGAAGAAAGGCTCGTGCATCATCAGGTCACCCTCGCTGCCGTCAAGTTTGGCAGGGGTTCCGTCGGCATACTTGGTGCTGTCCTTATCGTCAAGCTCCAAGTAAGTCATCTCGCCGTCAAGATTGTTCACCACGGTATCGACATTCGCTATGTTCACGTTCCTCGTGGTCGCCTTCTTTGTCACCTTCGCCAGCACTCTGTGGCGGTTCTTCAGTATCGCTGCCACATGGCCGCTGGGCTTGTAGTCGTTGCCGTACTTATAGCCCGTGCCGTTATCCAGGTTCGAGAGATTTGCATCGTCTGCCACGCTCTCGTCGCTCTCCAGCATTGTATATTCAGGCTGCTCGATGTTCAACTCCGGGTAGTGCTCGATGTATGCAGCATAGGTCTCATCATCAACGTAACGAGTTAGTCGGTATGTCCCTACCAGTCGGCAGCTCTCCACATTGCCGCCATTCTCGTCCACACCGCCCGTCTGCATCAGTGAGGCCAGCAGGCTGCCGTCGCCTTCCATGTCGATGCCGGTCACACGCAGATACTTCACGTTTCCGCACCTTGCGTGCAGCGTCTGCCAGTCCACACCAGGGCAATTGTCAACCACAAGCCTGTTGATGTTGCTTGTGCCCTCCAGCGTCAGACCGCCGGTCGTCAGTTTGCCCAGATAGCGCAGTTCCAGTGTCTGCAACGTTGCCGGAAGCGTTACGCTCGTCAGCGGAGCACCCTGTGCGAAGTTCACGCCGGTCAGGGCTGTCTTGCCTGCCTTCAGTGTCTCCAGCTTCGTGTTGTTGCTCAAGTCTATGCCAGTGAAGCTGCCTGACTTCAAGCCGGTCATATTCAGAGTACGCAAGTTTCGGCAGCCGTTCACCAGCAATGCGTTCAGCGTTGTCTGTGTCTGGCCGCAGCTCACGTCAAGCGTCCTCAGGGCGGAACAGTTGTTCAAGTTCAGAGTCTGGAGTATGGCATGGCTAACGTCCGTCAGGTCAAGCCCCATGATGCGGCTCGCACCGTAGATGTATTGCGGGTCATTCACGATGAGGTCCGTGTCAAGCGTCAGTTCCACCTGGCTTCCCGTGTCCTCCGCAAGCACTGCGCTTTCGTGCGGCGTACCGCTCGTGTAGCCGTACCCGAAGAAATACCGCTCGCTCGCCGTGATTCTTATCTTCCGGTTGTCACTTCCGAACTTATAGCCGAAGTAGGCCGCGAAACTGTCCTTTCTGTATGTTCCGCACACATACTGGCTGTCCAGCAATGCAAACCGGTTCTGGATGGTATAGGTGCGGTGCGCATATCGGCTGCCCTGGAGTGCATAGAGGTAGTCATAGTAACTCGTGGTGCCGTCTGCCGTCGTCACCCCCTCCGTCAGCGGCTTGATGTACTTGTAGATGCCGTCCTTGTTGTAGATGCGCTCACACCAGTTGCCCATCATCTCCTCATTGAACACCTTCAGCACATACTCCAGCGACATCGTGCTTCGCAGCTTGTCTGCCACCTCCCTCAGTTTTTCCGGGCAGCCTCTCACAAGTTCCCACAGCACGGAGTCGTGTCCTGCAAACGCATACGAGCCGATGCTCTCGTCCATCGTCTCCCACGTTATCGTGTAGTCGTATTTCAGAACCGAGTCGTTGCGCTCACCGAACACCGTGTCCATGTCGTATGGGATGAAGTACCATATCTTGCCGTCCCACGTCACGAGCATCATGTTCTTCGCGCGGTTGTCCACAGCCATGAAGTAGTCCGTTATCAGATACCATGCAAATGGCGAGTCGTTGCCGAAGTATTCCGCATATTCGTTCAGGAATTTCGTCGGGTTGCCCTTGCACGAGTATATCCACTCCCAAAGGCGCTTCACTGCCGCCTTGTCATCCTCATGCGCCGTCGCCCATGTGTCGTCGGCCTTGAAGCGGAACTCCAGAGCGTCGTCAAACGTGTCCATGTTGCTCGTACCAAACAGACATAATGTCTCCGAGTTGTTCAGGAACTCCAGGCAGATACACTTGTTGCGCCCGCCCTTCAGTGCAGCCTCGTCATTGAAGCCCTCGATACCCTCAAAGCCGTAGATGATGCCGCTGCCGCTCTTCTCGTTGTTGAAGTTATACTTGCCAAGATACACGTTCTCACCCGTGCCGTTGTTGTCGTAGAACAAATCTATCGGGAAACCGTCCACGCCGATTCTCACATCATAGTTGCCCTTGTAGGCCATTTGTGGCGGAGTCAGCCAGCCGCATCTCTTCCAGATGTCGTTCACCACTCTCACCGCACCCGTATTGTGCGTAGATGAAGAGTCCGAGAAGTCCGCCTTCAGACAGAATATGTCTATCGGTCTTGCACCTGGTTTGAACGAATATTTGAAGTCCGCTACCTCCACACCGTTCACATACAGCTTAGTGCCGTACTTCGTCGAGCGACTGAAGTAGATGCGGTAGTTCTTTCTCGGGTAGGTCGTCGATGAGGTGCCTTGTATTCTCAGTCCGCACTGGTAGATGATGAAGTCATACTCCTTACCGTAGGCAGAGTAGAAGTAGATGTCCACCGGAACCTCAAACTTCTTGTTGTTCGTCTGGTTCACCAGGTTCACGTCGCCCACGATCCTCATCACGCTCTTGCCCATCGCACGCAGTTTGTCTATATCGACATCAGTGCCCTCGTCGTCCATCACCTGGTTCTTCTCGAACAGCACCACCATCTCGTCGCTCGTCGGGCGGTCCACCATGTAGTTCGCCAGTTCCTCATCATCACCCAACGCACGGTTGTACACACGCATGTTACGCACCTCCACGTCCGCACTCTCGCTCGTGATCCTGATGTTCGTGGGTTCTTCCTGGAGCAGCGAGTCCGTCGAGGCATACTGCTTCGCGCCGCATAGGATGCCGTTCACATACAGCATCATCAGTCGGTTGCCCTTCTTCTCCTGCACCACGAAGGCTATCTTCAGGGTCAGACCGCTTGCAAACTTAGTGCCTACTTCCGAACCTGCGCCCGTCCGCATCAGAGCCTCCTGCGTCGTCAGTCTGAAGCCCACGCCGCCGGTCATGCAGTCCACCACCGTACCCATGCGGTCGGTCACGTTCGTGCATGTCAGCTCCATCTCGTAGGTTGCGCCCGTGGTGGTCGCGTCGTTGCCGAAAGGCTTGTACCCGATTTCTACATTCGCGCCGTTCGTCAGTTTCAGCGCGTCGCCCGTCCAGCCGTTGCTCTGCCAATCAAAGCCTTCAAACGCCGTTTGAACGTCGTTATAACTCCATTCAGCAGGGTTGCTCTCGCTGTTGCTCCTGCCGGCTGCCGTCAGTTTCAGCACAAGTCCGGCAGTTGCCTCGCTCAGGTCAATGCCGCTCTCCGTCACCTTCACGTTCAGCTTGTATTCCGTTGTGCCGCACTTCAGCACCATCGCCACGTCGCCCTGCTCCAGGAAACGGTTTGTATATACCTGCGTAGTCCTCGGAACGCTCACCGTCTGCGTCCGTATGCCGTCTCTCCACACACCCACGGTCGCCGGGGTCGTTGTCGGGTCATACGCCACAAAGTCAAATCTCACCTGCTCATACTGGCCGGTTTCAATAGTCGGGGTCAGATGGTCGTCCGCAAAAATGCGTCCGTCACCGAAGGTCAGCTTCGTGCCGATATACGGGGCGTTATGTCCGGCCTTCAGAATGTCAAAGTAGATGCTCTCACTCTTCAGCGTCAGCTCCGCGCTCGCCTCCATCTCGGCGACGATCTGCACCGTGTGCCGGCCGATGCTCACTCCCGACATCGACAAGGAGAAACTGCCGTTCGTTGTGCCGCTTCTTTTCACCGTCTGCGAGTCCCATTGGTGTCCGTCCAGATACAGCGTCACGGTTTTGTCGCCGCTTCCGCTCACCGCAAAGGGGATGCTCATCGCCTCGCTCACGCCGTAGCCGCCCTTGGCGACACACTCGGCTATGTTGAAGCTGCTGCTCAGCGCAAGGGTCACAGCCTTCACGCTCACATAGCTCTGCCTCGTCTGTGTCTTGCCGGTGGTCGGGTCGGTTGTCGTAGCCCTCACATAGATGTCTGTCGTTCCGAGCAGCAGGTATTTCGTCAGGTCCAGGGTATAGGTTCCCTTGCTCACATCATGCTGCGTGTCTGCATACATCACGGTCGCGCCCCTCTTCATCTCAATGCTGACTGTTGCCTTCTGACCCGTGGATGTGCCTTTCTCCTCACCGCTGCTGTACTGGTGGTCATACGTCCATGTCAGCATCGCGCTGTCGCCTTCCTTGATGATGGTCTTGCTGGCGGCTGCATCCAGCACGATTTTCGTGGTCGAAGCGTCACCGCCTCCACCGCCGCTTCCTGCCGGAATGTCCGCAGACGCTATCTCCGCACCGCTCTTGTTGGTCAGTGCCAGGCGCACGCTGCTGCCGTCGTCACTCAGTTCGGCGTTCATGCCCAAGACGGTGCTCGCCTCTATCTCCATCAGCTTCGCCGCCACCGCAGCGTTCTGCACCGGGTTCGTCGAACTTGCGTTCAGGCTCTCGTCCACCTCAGTCTCGCTGATGGTGATGGCGACGTTGCCGTCCTCGCCAGGCTCCAGCTTCTTGCCGTTCAGCGTCACGCTCTTAACCGTGCCGTCGCCGCCAAAGTCCTCCCAGCTTGCCGCCTGCTCCCAGCTCTCGATGTTCGTGCCCTTGAACTGCTTGGTCTCCCATTTGCCCTGTGCCGTCTCGTAGGTGATGCAGCGTCCCTTCGCACGTACCTTTCCTTCCACGGCTGCTATGGCGGTCTCAAGCGTATAGTATCCGCTCTCCAGCGGAACCTGCTCCGTCACGTTATAGGTGTTGCCACCGCCGCTTCCGCTTATCTCCACCAGGTTCTCTTCCTCATCGCTCCACACATACACCACGCCACCGCACACATACGCCTTGTCCTTCAGTACTTCCGTGCGCACATCGTTCATGTACATGTCTGCGCCTAACCAGTTATTGCAGTATATGTTACCATTCTTCCCGCAGAAGGATTTGTTCACCGTGTCATAGTACACACCGTCTATCTGGGGGCATGATACAAGTCGTATCTCCACACCTTCCACCAGCCCGTCAAACCGCGCTGTCGCGCCGTTCCTCGCAGCCAGTGCCGTTTCCTTGTACTCCGATTCCACACTTTCTGCCTTTGCCACGGCAGCGTTGGTCTTCTGGGCGGCATCCGTAGCCTTGCTTGCCGCATCGTTGGCGGTTTGGGCTGCAGCCTTCGCTGTTGCTGTTGCCGTATCTGCTTTCTTTGCCGATGCGTCAGCCACAGCAGCAGAAGCCTTGGCGACAGCTGCTGCGTCCTCCGCAGGTTTCGACAGCAGTTTCAATGGGGCACTCACCACCGTCTCGCCTCTCATGGCAGGGAGGCTCACCACACCGTCCAGCGTGCTCACAGCTTCCAGTTCGTCCACACTCTGGCTGTCAGTCTTTATCTGGTTCACCACATCCTGCACCAGTTCCTTTTTCTCTTCTTCTGTCAGTGCCATAGCCGTATATCTTTTTTGTTATGATTGTTTATTGATGATTCTTGCCGTATATTTCGTAGGCCAGCCGTTCAGCGTCTCGGTGCTGTCTGGGTCATATACCAGTAGCACCTCAAGCGTATCACCCTTGCCCATATCCAGAGTCTCGTAGTGTCCGCCATCCCAATGTACCATCACTGGCAGTTCCTCGGTGTTCCAAGGATATTCCTTTTTGCTGTCCTGCTGGCTATAGCGTCCACACACCTTGTAGTTGCTCGATCCAAGGTCGGCAATGATGGTTACTCTCATGCAGAACGGCGTACTCTCGCCGATAGCAAGTGCATCCCGCGCCTGCCCTATCTTCGGTAGGGCTACCACCGTAGAGCCTTGCGTCGCCTTCACGAGAAAGCGGTTTGCTTTCTGCAAATCCATGTAGCCGACAAATACCGTGTCCGCCTTGTCAAGGACTATCTTCTTGTAGGCGTAGCCGTCCATCGTTCCGTTCAGCACGCCCGACCCTCTGCCAGCAAAGGCGAAGTTTCCGCTCACCGAGTTGGCGATGTTGAACACGATGCCGTATTTCGGCAACAGCCCCACATCAAACCCATATTCCGTAGCCGTGTCCACCAGTCGGCACAACATAGGCTGTCCCAAACTGTTCCACGTTCCGATGATGGCTTGCCGATCCTTGTCGTTGAACCCTATCATGTCATCATATAGGAACAGACCATTCTCCGTGTCCTTCACCTCGATGGTTCCGTCATCGTTGTAGGTTACGTCCGCACCGCCGATATGCCTATTGCCGATACTGAATCCGCCTATCGTGCCACCCTCGGCATATACATTGCCACGGAACGTGCCGTTCACGGCTTCGATGCTTCCGTCCTCCTTTACCTTGAAGTAGCCGTTTGCCGTTACCAGTCCCTCCAACTTTATGTTGTCCGCCGTCAGTTTTATCACGGTTTTCTTGTTGCCTTCTGCATCCGTTTCTTCCACGCCTACGCCTATCAGCGCCAGCTTGCCGTTCACGTCCTTTATATAGATGCCCGTGCCTTCGGGCTGTATCATCAGTCCTGTTTCCTGCAGCGCCCGCTCGTCCTTGTCATATACGGCTGCCGAAATTTTCACCAGTCGCTCTGACTGCTCGAACAGCGTCTTGTACTTGTAGGTCAGTGCTTCTATCTTGTCAGTGCTCAGCACCAGCATATACAAGTAGATGTCTCCGTCAAACGACAAGTTGAAGTCGCCCGTACCGTTCCACGCTCCGCTGCATGTGTACTGCACATAGCCGTCCGTCGCCGCTATCTGCTCGCTAACCTCCATGCTGTCGAAGTCTGCGAACCCAGTCTTGTCCACGTTCTCGAACCCTATCTTCAGCGTGCCACCCTTCGCGCAGCGGTAGAAGAAACTCAGGTACACCGGCAGGGGCTCCTTCTGTCCCTCGCCATTGGTCGGGAAAGTCGGCACAAAGCGCAGGTTGCCGTGTTTCTGTATGATGTACTTGTTGCGGATGCGTACCACCTTGCGCCCCATGTCCGTAACGACGCTTGCCCCGTCGCCTTTCTTCGAGAGTGCCGAGCCGTTGGTCCACACCCACTTGTTGCCCACCAGGAAGAACACCGTCTCGTTCTCCGAGTTCCATTTCTCCAGTCCGCTCGCAAACGTGGGGTTGTTCAGGTAGCCTTTCTCGCTCAGAAAGTCATTCCGCACGCTGTCTATCGCGCTCTGCACCATCCCTTCCGTTATCTCGAAGCGGGTTTTCACGTCCTCACCGGTTTCCAGTACAAATGTGCCTTTCAGAAAGGCGTTGTCCGCATACAGACCGTTGCCATTCGGCTGGCGGTCTGCCGGGAACTTGTCATCCTTGATGCCGTCCAGGTTGCCGAGTCGTGCCCGTAGGCAGTTGTCAAAGGTCTTGCCGTTCACACCATCCATCACGTCCACCCTCGGCTGTCCGTCCTCTGTGGCGGATATGAGCACCATGTTCTGGCGGTCGGTGTTCGTCGTGTTGCCCATCAGCACGCACTCGTCGCCCTCCTTGGGTTCCACACCGTCAAACTCCTCTTTCGCCACCACAATGCCGTCCGCCGTCACGTCCGCCACCTCCACCCAGTAGCTCCGCATGTCTTTGCCCGTGAACGTCTGGCAGCGTACCAGGTCGTGCGCCACGAACATGTTTTCCTGCTCAAAGCATATGAGGTAGTAGTCGCCCTGCTCCTCCACTGTCTTTATCTTGCCGTTGGCCGCGCTCACGCATATTTGGCCGCCAACGCTCCGCACCTTCTCGATCAGCAGTTCCATCACCGCCATCGTCTGCCTCACCGTCAGTTTATCTATCGTCAGATAGGTGCATCCGTCCTCGCCTTTCCACAGATGGAACCCTGCGCCCAGCAGTCCGTCCACAAACTGCCCCGCGCTCCGTATGCTGTCCGACGTTACGCTCCCGAAGGCCACGCCGTCCTTTTTCCTCACAGGCTGGTCCAGCCAGTCGTCAAACTGTCGGTAGTCCCATTGGTCGGCATTGTCGGCTTCCTTCGCGTGGTCTGCCTCCAGTGCGTGCTTCGCCTCGTCAGCGTCCGTGGCGTGGTCGGCCTCTTTCGCATGGTCAGCTGCTAACGTGTGGTCGCTCTCTTTGGCATGGGTGGCTTCCTTCGCCAGTTCTGCGATGTCCGCCTTGGCTGCGTGCGCAGCCTCCTTCACCGCCATGCCACCGTAGGCTGTGCCCCCGGTCCGCAGTGCCGAGGTGCTGCCCTCGTTCTTCGGCTTCTTTATTACCTTGATGTCTATCATTGCTCTATCTCCTTTAGTGTCATTTCTGCATATCCCTCCGTCAGATTACGGCTGATGCCCTGCACGAAGAAGGTCTTGCCCATCATCGGGTGGCGGTAGTGGGCAAACAGGCTCACGATGCCGCCGTCCGTGTCCGTCAGCTTCTGCGTCATCACCACCCTTGGCGCGTGCCACTCCTTGTAGTAGGAGTCCACATACAACTGCTCCGCCTTTGCGCTCTCGCCACGGTTGTGGTCGTATATCGTCAGCAGCCCCTCGCCCGTCAGCGTGTTCACCGGCGTGCTCATCTTCACGCTGTCCGTCACGTCCAGCGCCTGGCACTCCGCCGCCGTCAGCGCAGAGTTTATCTTCATTTCGATGTCGTCCTTCACGTTCACGAAACTCTCCTTCGTGTCGCTCATGTACACCAGGTCGTTGTCCCCCGTGTTGTTCACCAGACCGTTGTCGCTGTATATCTTCACCTCGAACTGCTCCACCATGATGCTGCTCACGTGTGCCAGCAGCGGTATCGTCGTGCTGTTCCATTTCGTGTGCCTGAACCACGTCTTGTGCCGCCGTGTCACCACGTCCCACACGGCGTTCACCGGGCCGAGTATCATAAATCGCACTCGTCCGCTCACCTTGTCACCCTTCTTTATAGGGATGGCGATGCCTTCTGCGTCGATGCCTAATTCGTAGCTCACATTGTTCTGCAGGTCAAACTTCGTACCCACTATCTTGTCGCCGATCTTCGGGTCGAAGCCGATGGTGAAGCACTGCTGGTAGTATTCGTCCTCGTCCTGGCACTCCTCCAGCGTCTTGTACTTTCGCCACTCGAAGTCCGTCACCTGTCCCTCCGTGCCCTTTTCCACCACACACTTGTCGCCTATTATCAGCATGCAAGCCAATACGCCCACCTTCGATATGTGGTCGCTTCCGTCGCCGATGGCGCTGTACTTGAACTCGTACAGCTGTGGTCCCGTGTCAGTGAACGGCACGAAGCCGTGCTCCGTCGCCACATCCCACGCCACCTCTTCGTTAGGCTGATCCGCCTGCCACCACTGTTGCGTGTAGTATCGTCCGTCCCCGTTGTTGCGGCTCGGCACGGTCACGCCGCTCCATTGTTGGATGCCAGGCCAAATAATCTGGAATGGACCGCCCGTGTAGTTGTATATGTTCTTGTACGTGTCCGTCAGTCCCATCACTGGGTTCAGCACCAGCTTTCCGCTCAGCACGATGTAGTTGGTCGTCCCCTCGTCAGTAGGCGAGAACACGCCGCCAGTCATGCTGCCGTTATATACGGCTCTCGGCACGCCTGCCTTCAGCGAGTCGGCATTCGGGTAGGTCGTCGCCTCCTTGTCGTCACCGTTGCCGTTCACGCTCACCACCAGGTAGTTCGTCATCTCCACCTTCGGTGTCAGCGAGTTGTCCTTCCCGTCCGTTTTCTTCTCCACCTTGCCCAGGGCGATGATGGCCGCGCCCGGCTGCTTCGCAAGCAGGTTCGGCAGGGCTTGCTGGTTCTGTCCCTCGCTGCACAGCTCCTCCATCACGTTGCCGCTCCCCATGTTCGGAAACAGCCACTCGCTGTTGTTCTTCATCTGCACATACCAGTCCGTCACGCAGCCCCCGTCATAGCTCGTTTCCTGCCCGTGCGTCATCGCATCAAAGGCATTGATGGCTTTCTTGCCCTCGCCGTCGCTGCTGTATTCCGTCATGTATTTCTGATAGTTCTTGTAGGGGCTTTTCAGCAGGTCGTCGTCCAGCGGACTCTCTATCACGCTCTCCACGCTCTCCACCTTCGCCGTCAGCAGCAGTCTGTTGTACACCTCGCCCACGCTGATCGTCGTGTCAGTGTCAGTTACGATGCCCGTCCGTATATCCGTCGTCTGCCGTGCCGTCGTAACGCTCACTCCCGTCAGCAGGTCGCGCCAGTAGATGCGCTCACCACCCTTCACGCTCTCCCATGAGTATATATAAAAGGTGAAGCCCTCCTGCACGATGTGCAGGTTCAAGTACTTCAGCATCTCCTCCAGCACCTCGTCCTGCTGCCACACGTCGTCCTCCTCGTCGCCAAGGAACAGCAGTTCGTTGATGGTCAGCTGCCCGAATATGGCGTAGCGGTTGCCCGTCAGGTCGTCCACCGCCTTGCTCCCGTCATACAGGTAGCGCACGGCGTTTCCGCCCACGATGTCAAGACCTGCCGTCACACCACCCATTATCTCCTTTAGCATCTCTAAGAACGTGCGCTGTTCCGCCTCCGCCTTCACCACATTGTAGAGCACGCCCAGCGCACCCACGTCGCGGTACTTCGAGTATTGCAGGGCTATCAGCGCATCGATGCAGCTCAGTTCTATCTCGTCATATTCCTCGTTATAGCCTTGCGAGTATGACTGCGGTTCTATGTAACCGGCAAAGAGGCATTTGTCCTCGCGGTAGATGTTCACCACAGCGTCAAGGCACGAGGCGCAGAAAAAGTCGGGCACAAAGTTCCTTGTCAGCAGCCGTACCTTGGCTTGTTGGCAGAGCAGATGGTCGAAGGTGTCATTCACCTCGCTTGTCAGTTCCACAGGATCATCCGTGAACGACAACTCGCCTCCATCCTCACCGATGACCACCTCTTTTGTGCGGTCGCCCTTTGTCAGAATATGCACCTCGATGCGCTCGTTCTTCTGGTTGTAAAAGTGTCCGTGTAGATACATGCTCCTTATATTTTGATGTTCGTTCCCTTTCTGTTTATTCTCGTCTCGTTGGCAAGCACTGCCACAAGGTCGCGGCCTTTCACCTTCAGTTCATAGATACCGCCACCTCCGCTGCCATTATTGCCGATAAGCGACTTCAGTTTGTTCAGCGGTGCTATCACCTCAGGGTTGCTCTTTGCCCCGGCATACTCGCCCATCAGCGCCAAGGTCGGTCCGTACACGATACCGCCGTTGGCAAATGGGGTAACGGCCACCGATGCCACAAGTCCCTGCATCATGCCGATAAATCCGGCTGCGATGCCGGCACCTGCAAACGGGATGTAAGCGTGTGCCGCCATAAACTCCGAGGCTGCCAACTCACGGTATGCCATAGCCTCTGCCTTCACTGCTGCCATCGTCGCTACGGATGCCGCCACCTCTTCGGGGGCTGCCGCTACCTTTGCCGTAGCTGCGGTGGTGGCCGCCACTCCGCTTGCCGTGGTTACGGTATTGGAAATACCTGTCGCAGAGGTCAGGGCATCAATGATTGATATGACACTATTGACACCCTCGTATATCTGTATGGCTCCATCCACTATGCCCGTGATGGTCTGCCAGGCGTTGCCGTTTCCTTTTAACGCTTCGGTAATGCCTTCGACACCACCGCCAATACCTTTTATTCCAGCCCACGCATCGCTGAATTTGACGCTGCTCTTCTTCAGTACTTTCTCATAGTAGCCCCATGTCTGAATAAGTTTCATCACTTCCTTACGCTGTTCATCGCCAAGCGGATTCTTGGTATCATCGAGCATCTTCTGCAGCGACCTTATTTTGTCTTGGATGCCTTCAATGCCGATGAGTTCCAGTTCCATTCTCAGTTTCTTTCCGCTCATTCCGCCAAGGTCGGCTGTTTCCTGCTGCATGGTTGGCAAGTCCACCATACGGTTCATCGCATCACGTTTGGCTTGCAGGGCGTTGATGGTACGCTGGATATTCTCCACCTCCGCACCCGTAGCCTTACGTTGTCGCTCGCTATAATAGGAAATGGCCTTGTCGAGTTCCTCCATCGAGTTTAAACTGCCGATAGCTGCAGGTTTATCCATTGCAGAAAGCACATCGTCCCACTTACCACGAAGCCTTTCAAGTTCCTTGATTTGCTTCTGTATCTCAATGCGCTCTGTTGCTGTAGCAACTTTCAGTTTTTTCTGGTAAAAGGCTAACTCGTTGTCAAGCTGCTCATAGGTCTGAATCTGGTATGTGGCAAGTGTCGCGTGCGAACTGTCCTCGAATGCCGTTTTAAGGTCGTTCAAACGCTTTATCTCTTTATCTATCTGGGCAAGGTTCTCCTTTGAAGCCTTGCGCCGCAGTTGCTGTTGGAACTGTATCTCGGCATCTATTCCTTCAAGCGTGTCAAGCGACACCGTATGGTCGGCAGCGTCAATCTCATCCTGTATGGTTCTCTGAAGTGCCTTGTATTTGTTAATGAGTTCCGTGAGAAGTTTTATCTTTTCGGTATCTTCTTTGTTGGTTTTCTTCAGTCGTGCCTCATATATGGATATGTTCCTGCCAACATCTTCAAGTGTTTTCGGATCTGTTATGGGAATATCGTTTGCCGTAACCTTTGATGTGGATGCCGTCTTCTTCGGTGTCGTTTTGGTTGTACTGACACCTTGCTGTTTTTTGTCATTCTCCTCACGCTTTTTCTGCTCAGCTTTCAGCCGACCGATTTCCTTATTCAGCCTTGTGCGCTCCGCCTCATTACTACGCGAGGTGTTCTTTAGTTCGTTTTCCAGTTGAGTTATGTTATCCGTCAAGTCCTGGTCCGAGACATCTTTTAGGTTCTTGCGCGACAAATCAACAGACTTCCGTGAGGAATCCAGCTGCTTTTGGGCTTTCACCATGTGGTCTATGGCGGAGTCATACTGCTTTTGCAGAGTATTGATTTCGCCAGAGAGTTTGCTTATCTGACCGCCAAGTTGGTCGTAGTAATCCTTTCCACCTGCTGCGTTCTCATAATTGTAGTGTATGTTGCCGTTGCCGTCCCAATACTGCTGACCGAGCTGATAACGCTCTCTTTCCTTGCTTTCCTTTTCAAGTTGCTTGGCAGCAATTTGGGAAGCCAATACTTTCGCCTGTGCCTCATAGCCTATCTGCTCGCAATACACCTTGCTCTTGGCGATGAGCGTGTCATACCATTCCGCCGCGGTACGGTGATAACCGAAACTCTCGCCGTACTTTTTGTTCAACTCGTCCACCTTCTTCGTGGCATTCTTGTGGCTGTTGATAAGCGAGGCGAGCGAACTTACCTCCATGTCGATTTCCGCCTTGGCATTGGACGAGGCATTGCTGAAGGCGTCAGTACTGTCTTTCAGAATGTCCACGTCCTGCGCAGCGTCCTCCGCCTCGTCGCCCATGGAACTGAACAGGGTGATAATGCCAGTGATTATAACCGATATTCCCATGGTCAAGGCTGCATACAATGCCGTTACAGCCACCGTCAGGGCTGCCGTGCCAGCCGTTGCCGTATATCCGCTTGCCGCCAACATGTTCTGCGCCATAGACACCATCTTCTCATGTATGGCCAATGCCGTTGCCTTGATTGTAGATATGGAGAAAGCTGCACTCAGTGCTGTCAGGGAGGTTACGAACTTGCCGACGCTTGTAACGCATATCATCGTCTGCGCAGCTATGGTAACAAACGGCATCGCCCCCTGCACAAGTCCGCCGAGTTGTTCCTTGATGTCGCCCAACGTGTTCTCCAGTTGCTTCTGCCGTCCGGCATCCGTCTTGGCAAGTTCCTCGTTCATGTTTCCAACGTTGGCCGTAATGACCTCGGCAAGCATGGCAGCACGCTCACTCTCCGTACCGAACTGCAGTACCTGTTTCTGTGCCTCGTCAAAGGTGATGCCGACACGCTGCAGCACTTCCACCTGTCCCTGCATCGCCTTACCCATCATGTTGCCGATGCTCACGGCATCCTGATTGGTGGCGTTCAGTCCATTCTGCTGGGCGATGAGGTTGTTCATGGCGGGGATAAGTGTGTCAAGGCTTTGCTTCTCCTTCAGGAACGTGGCCATCTGCTGGGCACCGCTCAACTGCACCTCGTCGCCGATTACGCCCATTTCCTGCTGGGCGGAGCAAAATTCCTTGATGCTCTGTATATCTTCGTTGGTGCTGTTCATACGTTGCCGCATGATGGTCTCCAACTGGGTCTCTGCCACGAGTTGCACCTGGTAGGCTGCGGTAAGGTCTGCCATGACACTTTGCAGATCACTGATGGAGTCCTGGAGTACATCAATCGCTTGCGATGCCTGCGACCATGTGAGGATGTCGCTCTTCAGCCGCTCGCTCTCGTCCTGCACGCTCCTTATGACCCGACCGAGTTCTTCGGCATCGGCAGTAACACGCTTCGCACTGCCGTTGTCGTTGATTTTTATTATAAAACTGACCTCTTTTGCCATATTCTCATTTTTATTGTTTACCTTTGTGGCGGATACATTTTTGAACAACTTATGAGCGTAAACTTGAAACCCATACACGACCTTATCGTGCAGCACCCTTTCGCATCGGTGCTGACGGTGGCTATTTGTCTTGTGGCTTGTTTACCCATATTCTTATATGTCGTTACCAAAATCGCGGCCCTGATTAAATTCTTCAAAGGCAAATAATTGTTTATTTCAACCCTGCCGCCGCCTTTGCTTCCCTGTATCTGCGTAGGGTGTCTTCTTTGTCCATCTTCACTTCATTTTCCGACTTCTGCTCCGTCTCCCATGGAAATGACATAATGTCGGAGGCATCGAGCGTTTTCTTTGAATAAGGCTGCAACGTGCAAAGGCACTGCATGCGCAGACGTTCCCATTCGCCACGATCACGGCTTTGCTGCATCTCATTCCATGCTTTCCATGCTGCATAGAACTCAGAAGGGGTGCATCGGCAAAAGTCATCCATACTCATTCCAATGCACCCCATCGCTATACCGAGCAACTGTTCGATGTCGGGGTCTTCTACACTTTCCCCATCCTTTTTTTTTCAGCCGACTGCCTCACCTGCTCATTCCAATCATTGAGAACGTCTGGTGTAATGCTGTTGCAGAAAGTCTCGAAGTCCAGAGGGAACTCGGTGCCTTCCGCCTGGCTTGCGCACTTCACGCAGCACCACATCAGCATCAGCAGTTCTTCAAGGTCGTCCTGCTTGATTTGGCTCACATCCTTGCCCGTCTCTCGCTTGAACATGAGAAACGCTCCCATGACAAAGCCACAGGGATATTCTTTCCCCTTCAACGTTATCTTTATCATAGCTTATTCCGGATTTGATGCTTCACTAAGGCCATTGGCCACTTTCTCAACCTTGCCGCAGTTTTCCAACTGGAGGCTGTATTTGGCATCGTCACCGGCCTGTGCGTCAAGTTCCAGCGAGGTGATGATGTACTTGCCCTTGTAGCCACCGGTTGTCTTGCCGGTACGCTGGTCGCCATCGCGCAGACTGTAACGTCCGTCTATGGGTTCACCATTGAGTTGCATGTCCTTCAACTGATCGTAGGTCGGGGTCTCGGTGTCGCCATCCGTGAGGACACAGCCCTCGGCTGAAATGCTCTCGGAAAAACTCTTCACGAACTTCTCTTTCCACTTGCCGCTTGCTGCCTCCTTGGTTACGCGCTCACCAGTCTCCGTTGTGGTTGTCACCTTACAGCCAGTGGAGAAGCCCAACGCTTTTTCACCGACGCTCAGAATGAGATTGGTTCCGTCTAAAACACTTTTTGCCATATCTTTCTTGTTGTAATGGTTAATACTATGCCGGTCGCCACTCCGACGATAAAGGCGATGAGAAGCATCTTCCACGGATTGGAACTGCGTTCCTTTTCCGTTTTGGCTTCATTCTTCTGCTGCTCCAATGCTTTCTTGTAGCTCGCCATCTGGCGTTCATAGTACTCGCACTGGCGTTGCAGACTGTCGCAAGTGGCATACACAACGATGGTGCCACCTTTGTTCTGCACGGTTGCGCTGGCTCGTCCGTTCTTGGCTCGGTACTCTGCCTTTTCGGGTAGGTTAGTCAGTTCCGCCAGAGGTATCTCCAGCTTGGCTTCCTCCTGCGGTACTGTCTCCGTCCATGTCTGACGAACCTCGCTCTGGAGGGTGTCCGCGGATACTTGTTTCACGCTTTCCTCCGTTGCCACGCTCGCTTTTCGGCTTGTCGCGCAGCCCGACAAGAACAGGGCAGTCATCATGATGCTTGCAACTGTTCGCAGTGTCGATAGCCTTCCTAAGACGCGCCATCTCGCGCTTCGAGGCTTCGAGGTATCTTCTTGTCTCATTGAGTTCTTCCTTCAATGGTTTCACGATGTTCTCTACCAAGATACGGGTGGCATGCTCGGCGTTGTCCATACGCACCGTCTCGGCATCGGCTTCTGCCTTCATCGATTCCGCTTTCGCTTTCCTTATGGTAGCCCGCAGCGTGCATATTGCAACAATGGTAGCCACCAGACCTCCGCCAAGGAGGACGTTCAAGACTTCGCTGATATTCATGCCATCCATATTTTTACTGTTGGTATATTCCTATTGACTTGAGCCACTTGGCTACATCGAAGGCTGGGCAGGCTTTATTTACGCCCGGAAGGTCGCAATGACCTACAATCTTGATCTGCGGAAAACGCTGATGGAAGTTCCGCACATAGTCGGTCATCGCCTTCAGCTGCGCAGGGGTGCGCGTGTCCTTGGGGTGCTTCATATCCTTGGTGCAGCCACCGGCATACACCACATGACGGCTCACACTGTTGTAACCCCTGGCACCATTGGTCACTTCCCACGGATCGACCTCCGCATCTTCGTTGTTATCGACAAGACGTTCCACCTTGCCGTCCAAGTGTATCAGGTCGGTATAGCCTACCTGCTTCCAGCCACGCCCCCCCTTGCTTACCGGGTCGGTGTGCCAGTGGCGTATCTCCTTAGAGGTTACCTCACGGCCTTCAGGGGTGGCTGTGCAGTGTAGGACCAAATACTTCATTCTCGCCATTACGCTTCAGCTTTATATCCGCTGGTCATTACAACACCTGCGTCTGCCTTCTTGAACATGCAGATGAAGTAGTGGCGGAAGTTCACCTTGTTGCGCTGGTACTCGGGGTCATTCTCGGCTGCGCTCCAGTACATCTTGGTGGAGCCGGTAGCCTTGAACACACGCTGTGTGTAGAATGCGAATGAGCAGTGGAAGTCACCGGCTGTCTCTCCCTTGTCGCCGACTGCCTTTTTCTCGCCTTTGGCTGAGAAGTACGGGGTGTTGGCATACTCGTAGATGTCGAATCCGTAGAGCTTGCCCACCTTGCCGGTGTTGCGGTCGATGTTGTACTGCTCCTTGAAACGCTGGTCGGTCTCCAAGAGGTCATTCACGTGGTCGGTACACAATACGAGGCGGCGGTTCGTGGTCGGAACACCCAACTTGTCGAGGGCTGCCTTCATCGCGAGCACGTCCTTGGCGGTCATCTTGATACGGCCGGTGGTCGCGTCACGCTCGCCGGTAGTTGTCAGTACCGGGGTCTTGGCAGTGTTCTTCTGTGCGCAGAGGGCGTGTGCAGCCTTGGCGAACTTGGCATCGTTGATGGCGTTTGAATGGCTCTCCTTCACTCGGGCAATCTTGTCGTAGCTGATAGCGTACAACTCATCGTCGGTGATTGGTGTTACCTTTGTCTGGAACTTGTCAAGCTGAATGGCGATGTCCTTGTCATCAAGTGCCTGCAAGGGGATTGGGTAGGTGGTGTTGTTGACAAGTACGTCAGGGTCCACACCTACCTCTACCAGGTGGATAACATCGTTATCGACAATGCTTGAACTGTCGGGGATGCCGTCAAGCCAAGTGCCGGCGAGGAACTCGCGGAGTGCCTTCACAAGCTCACCAGTCCAAATCTCTTTCAGCACGCCCTCGCGTGCCACTCCCACAGGCATTGCACCGCTCACGGCAAGCGCGACGGCATTGGCACCGACGGCACCTGCCACGGGCGACACGTCCAATGCCATACCGAATACGGCTCCTGTAAACGCATTGAACAGCAAAGCCGTAATCATGGTCAAAATTGTTTTCATTCTTTTTGTATTATTGGTTTGTACTAAAGTTCACACTCCATGCCGTACTCCTCCTTGTAGAGTCGCTTATACTCCTCGGGCTGCTCTTTGCGGAGTGTAAGGAGTTCTGCAGACGGCACATCGCTCAGTTTCTTGTATGTGGCAGGCTGCTGGGTTGAAGCTCCACCCTGGTGGCCGATAACGGCACTGAGCTTCATCTGTGGCGACATGGCAGAGATGATGCGCTCCAACTTCTCCTGGCCAATTTCCTTGCCGAGGTTGATGAACTCGTCTTTCTTGTCTGTGGCGATACGCTTCTCGCCGACTGCTTTCTCCACGACGGCAGTGATACTGGCAAGCGTAAGGGTCTCCTTCTCCTTCTGGAGTCTCTCGTTCTCTTGCTTAGCGGCATTCAGCTCGCTGAGCTTGGCGGTGATCTCCGCATCAGTCGCCGTTTCCGGCAAGCCCAACTGCAGGGCATACTGTTTCTGTTCCATTTGTTTTTGATTATTATTGTTCAACATTGGCAAGGGACACTCGCTGTCCTTGCCGAGAGTAATCTTCTTGCCGTCCTTCTGCAGCACGATGGCATCATCATTGGCTCCAATGTCCACCAAGCTAACCTCAAACAGTTTGCTCTTGGTGACAGTAGGGCTGGTCTGCCCCTGTACCAAAAGTTCGGGGTCCTCACTCGTCTCCAATATGTCAAGCCCTGCGCTCACCATCTTCAGACTGCCGAACTCATACTGCTTCTTACAGCGTGTGGATAGTTCGGATGCTTCGTCAAACATCAGTTCGCCGGTCACTTCACCATCCTCCACCTTCAGGTCTTTCACATAGCCTATCACATTACCACGCTCGTGCATATACAGCAGGACGGGGTTGCGCTGATACTGCTCCACGTTCATGCCTGCTGTCAGCACTCTTGTGCCGTAGCTGTTCAGGCTGTCGTTGGTTATTCTTACTCGTTTTCCTTTACTCATATCATTGTCGTTTTCTGGGCTGCATTGCCCGATTCGCAGTGCAATATTACGAGGTAATTGTCTGTCCGCCAAAAAAGTGTGCAATGGTTGCACACTTCTATGAAACCATTGCACACTTTTTTGGAGAGCCACCGAAATCGTGGCACTTTTGCATAAAGAATCGGGGCGTGGTATGCCCTGATGTGAACAAAAACCTTATCAACATGACAAAGGCAGATATTGAAAAAAAGAAATCGCTGGCACGCACGCTCTATCTTTCGGGCATGGAGCAACAGGAGATTGCGGAGAAGGTGGACGTGTCGCGCGTCACCATATCCAAATGGTGCTCAGCCGAGGGGTGGAAAGAGGCTCGTGCCGCCAAAAACATCACACGCCCCGAACTGGTGAACAAACTGTTGCTCACCATCGACACACTCATTACACAAGTGAATGAATCCGACGACCCTGCACTCATAGCAGGACTCGGCGACAAGTTGGCTAAACTCTCGTCGGTCATTGAGAAACTCGACAAGAAGGCTAATGTGGTGGATGCCATCGAGGTGTTTATGGCGTTCTCCAAGTGGCTGGAGTACCGCTCGCAGACAGACCCAGAGGTGACTCCCGAACTGATGCGTGTAATCAACAAGTACCAGGACATGTACATCACAGAACAGATGGGTATAAAATAGTGGAGGCAGCCTATGGCAACAGCAGCGGAAAAGAAAAAGGCATACGAGGAGTGGAAAGAGCGATGCCGGCAAGTGCAAGCCATTACGGACACGTCACTCCTGAAAAGCGAAACGCCAGTAGAACGAGACATGCGTATCAAACGCTTGCTCAACAACTATGCAGCGTTCTGCGAGTATTACTTTCCCCACTTCCTGCAATTGCGTGACAAGACGACCGGCGAGGTCATACGCACCATTCACAACGCCCCGTTCCACAACGAAGCTGCACGCAAGGTCCGAAACACGCCCGACTTGAAGGCTGTATTCATGTGGCCGCGCGGCCACGCCAAATCGACCCACCTTGATGTATTCACGCCGCTCTGGTTGATGTTCCAACCGAAGCGGCTTATCAACTTTATGGTGGTCGTGGGAAAGTCGGAGGACAATGCAGACCGACTGCTTGGAGATATTCAAGCGGAACTGGAATACAACCAGCGTCTCATCGCCGACTTCGGACAGCAGAAGAACGACGGCGGATGGCAGGAGGGCGAGTTCAAGACAAAGAGCGGTGTGAAGTTCCTTGCCTGCGGTCGTGGACAGTCGCCTCGTGGTCTGCGTGACCGTGAATCCCGTCCTGACTACATCGTCATCGATGACCTTGACGACGATCAGCTTTGCAAGAACGACAAACTCGTACACGACCTCACCGACTGGGTGAAGGAGGCTCTCTTCGGTGCGCTTGATGTTGGCCGTGGACGCTTCATTATGGTGGGCAACCTCATCAGCAAGAACTCTGTGCTCTACAATCTCTCACGTACAAAGGGAGTGTTCCTTTCTAAAATCGTAGCGGTCGATCGTAACGGAGAACCGGTATGGAAGGAGAAATGGACCAAAGAGGAGGCGCAGGCTTACCGCGACTTCGTGGGCTATCGTGCCTGGGAGAAGGAGATGATGCACAACCCTATCGTGGACGGTACTATCTTCCGTGCGGATTGGATTCGATACAAGCGTTTGCCAAAGCTCGAAAAGTACGACATGATTGTGTGCTATACCGACCCGTCGTTCAAATCGACAACCTCCAACGACTACAAGGCATCCCGCGTTTGGGGAAAGATTGGCTCGGAACTGCATCTCATAGACAGTTTCGTGCGCCAGGCGACAGTCAGTGAGATGGTTCGATGGCTATACGACCTCTACGAGCGTACACGCGACACGGTGGCGATTCAGTTCTTCATGGAAGCCAACTTCATGCAGGATGTGATTTTGGACGAGTTTGCCGTGGAAGGTGAGCTGCGTGGCTACCAACTGCCCATCATGCCCGACAAGCGAAAGAAGCCAGACAAAATCCAGCGTATCGAGGCTGTCAGTCCTCTTTGGGAACGTGGCTTTGTCTGGTACAACGAGCGTAAGAAGGAAGACCCCGACATGCAGGTGGGCATCGAACAGACATTGGCGTTGGAACGTGGCAGCCGTGTGCATGACGATGCGCCTGACGCTGATGAAGGCGCTATATGGATACTCCAGCGCAATACAAGACAGGAAAGTTTCAAACCGGTGTTCGGCAAAAGACCGACCGCCAAAAACATTTGGTAACAATGATACAAGTAATAAAGGACATTATCTGGGGATGGCAGTGCAAGCGTGCCATCAAGAAAGCCAACAAGCTCTCAAAGCTGCTTGGCATGAAGTATTATGTGATTTACATGAACGGCTCGCTGAAGGTCGTGCCGAAACGCACCATCCGCGAACTGGTTGCGAAGCACCGCTTCCGTAAGGGTGTAAAGGTTGCCGACATCGAGCGTCGTGCCATTTATGTGACGCATTAGAAAGGAGGCTGATTATGTTTATCACGGAAGAGGACTACAGAGTGGTCATAGGCGAAAATGCGCTGAAGGTCGTGTCGCAGGCATCGCAGGAGATACGCGACAACGCGGAACTGGAGGCTTGCGAGGAGATTGCCGGCTACCTCAGACCAAAATACGACACGGAAGCGGTGTTCTCGGCTGAAGGCGAAAACCGCAACCGTCTGGTGGTAATGTATACCGCCGACATTGCGCTCTATCACATGATTGCCGCTATGCCCCAAAAGATGGGCAGCGAAATACGCAAGGAACGCTACGAGCGTGCCATAAAGTGGCTGGAAGGCGTGCAAGCCGGAAAAATCATACCCGACCTGCCGCTCGCCACCGACGAGGACGGCACACCGACTGGCGACCTGCTCATATTCGGTTCACAGAAACAATTACGACATAACTGGTAACGCTATGGATATAAAGAACTTTTTCAGCGGTATGTTCGGAGGTGGCAGTCAAAATATACTGCACACGCCAAACGAGGACTTCAACCTTGCGAAGTCGTCTGACCGCAAGCGCATAAAGAAGATGGTAATCGAACTGCAACGCACCACCGATGCGCTTACACGCAGGGACATTGCCGACTGGCGCAACGCCTGGCAGATGGCTATAAATGTGGACAGCCCGAACCGCCAACGTCTCTACGACATATACCGCGATGTGGATATTGACCTTCACCTATCGGGCTGTGTTCGCCAGCGTGTAGGATTCGTCATGGCGAAGTCCTTCAAACTGGTCGATGCAAAGGGTAATGAGAACGAGGAGGCACACCACTATTTCGACCAGGCTTGGTTCAAGCAGTTGCTCGAATATGCGCTTGCCGCCAATCTTTGGGGACACTCGCTCATCGAACTTGGCGACCTCACCACCGATGGCGACGGATGTCCTTGCTATACGGATGTGAAACTCATTCCACGGAAGCATGTCATTCCGGAATACGGCCGTGTGATTCAACAGCTCGGGCAGGACTGGACTACGGGCATCGACTACCACTCAGCCCCATTCTCTGACTGGCTCATTGAAGCCGGACGGCCTGACGATCTCGGCCTGTATCTGAAGGCTGCCACGCAGACCATTCCGAAGAAAAACATGTTGGCATTCTGGGATTCCTTCGGCGAGATTTTCGGTATGCCGATGCGTATTGCACGCACCACCTCACGCGACCCCAAGGAGATGGGACGACTTGAACAGATGCTCAAGGGTGCCGGAGCAAGCCAATACATGGTGGCAGGGCAGGACACGGAGATTGAATTTGTGGAGAGTGGCAAGGGCGATGCCTTCAATGTCTATGACAAACGCATCGATCGCGCCAACTCGGAACTGTCAAAGCTCATCATCGGACAGACGATGACCATCGAGGACGGCAGCAGCCTCTCACAATCAGAAACACACCTTGAAGTGTTCGAGAACCTGGTTGAAAGCGACTGCACCATGCTGCGCGACATCGTGAACAACCAGCTTATCCCACGCATGGTAAAGCACGGCTTCCCAATCAAGGGACTGCGCTTCGAATGGGATGATGCCGTCGATTACACACCGGAGCAGCAGGTGGCATACGAGACCATGATTGCCGACCGCTACGAGGTGGACCCGACATATTTTGCGGAGAAGTACAGCATGCCTGTTGGGGAACGGCGCAACGCTACACCCATGCTACCCGGTGGCGGTGACGATGATGGCGACGAGGGCAACAATGATCCACAAGACGATGACAAGGGCGACAAGAAGAAAAAGCAGCAGCAAAACGTACACGGCTCTTTTTTCGATTAAGCCCCACCGATTATGTGGGGCTGCACCAACGCTATGCCCAGCTGTTAGGCGATGATCCACAAACATTGTCGCTGTCTAAGGAGCAGGAGCAGATACGCAAGCAACTCTCTGGGCTGTTCGACGGCATGATGCGCACGCTCTATTCTCAGAAAGGGTCGGAGTTCCGCATCGAGGTGCTGGCAGAACCGAAAGTTCAGGAGTTCATCAATGCCCATGCTGGTGCTTTGGATTCTACTTTCAAACAAGTGGAGATGTCTGATGCCATGCGCAAGCGCCTTCAACGGTCTGACTATATCTTCTCCGGCATGAAAACGTTCCACGAGCTCAACGAGGCGTTCCCGTCCTTGCTGGATTCTAACGGCAATAGAAAGACGTTCGAAGCCTTTTTGAATGATGTTCGGAAGATAGACAACACCTACAACTCCAACTACCTCCGTGCGGAGTACAACTTCGTGCAGTCGTCTGCGGAGATGGCTGCCAAGTGGGAACGGTTCTCGGAGGACGGCGACCGCTACAACCTTCAGTACCGCACGGCTGGCGACGGCAAGGTGCGTCCGGAACACGCTGCGCTCAATGGCGTAACGCTTCCGCCTTCCGACCCATTTTGGGAAGAATACTATCCTCCTAATGGCTGGAACTGCCGTTGTACCGTGGTACAGGTGCGCAGGTCAAAATATCCTGCCACGCCACACGACGAGGCTATGGCACTTGGCGAGGAGGCTCTGCAGCGTGATACGAAAGGCATCTTCCATTTCAACCCCGGCAAGGAGGACAAGACGGTGCCCGACTACAATCCCTACACCATTCGGCGATGCCGGGACTGCGACATCGCAAAGGGCAAAATCAAGTTGGCAAAGTTTATTCCAGAAAATGAGTTGTGCGCTGCGTGCAAACTCATACATTCATGTTGGGCTAAAGTCAAAGAAGAAACGCCAGAAACATTCACTGAGTGCGAAACATCAAACGGTAAATTACGAGTAAGCTCAAAACATGGAAGAACCGAAAAGAAAGAGAACGTGAGAGTGGGTAGGTATCTTGCGGAAAAGCACGGCTACGAGATTGACCTTATAGCGAACCCACAGAACGAAACTTCTGCTGATAGTTACAACAAGACATTGGGAATAGAACAAGAATATAAAGTCAATGCAAAGCCAACAAAAAGTTCTATCGACAACCTTATTAGAAAAGGGGCGAAACAGGCGGACGACTTGGTTTTGTTTGTTGATTCTGGTATTTCGTTAGACGAGTTGAGCAGTGCTTTACACGACAGAGTAAGAAGAACAAATCTAAAAACTGTAATGGTGGTCATTGATGGAATGGACAAAACCTACACTTACGACGAAATTACAGCTAAAGGCTTTAAAGTAAGACAGGCAGACTTGAAATAATCAAGACTGCCTGAATGTGGGGTCCAATCCTCTTACGAGGAATGATCCGATGCAAAGGTAATAACATTTTTCCAAAACACATCAAGATATGGAAGAAAAAATACAAGACGAGAAAATTAGAGAGGCTCTCAACGCCCCAGTAGAGCACACACTGCGCTTGCCGATAGAAGTAGTATTCCCACGCACAACAACCATGGGAAGACTTTGGCAAGCCATGAAGCGGTTGGTGAGGGAACCTGCCCCACAACCCCAAAAGAGCCTTCTTGATATTGCCGTAAGCAATTTGACAGTGCTTTCAACTTTAGTCTGTACTGCAAAAAGCAATACAACACACCAGCAAGGACAGTCAGCAACAGAAATAACACACTCGCTACTGTCAGGCAGCGAAGAAGCATACTCCCTTGTGACATATCGCCAAAAACAGCAATTATGCCTATTAAAGTTGCGGCTATGCCTGACTGATGGCGTATTAGTGATTCGTGCTGAAGCTCCACTCTCTCTTTGGCTTCAATCAGCTCTCGAACAAAGCCATTCCAGCCTTCTCCTGTATCATGTAGTACTGTCATCTTTTTTAGATGCAAAGTTATAACGTTTCATTCCAAAACTCGTAACAACGAACAATTTTATCACGTTTTGCACAGATATTCAGTAACTTTGCAGTCGGTAGAGCCACCCAATAGGCCGTGTGGTCTATCGCGGGTACAACAACGCGAACGCGAATGGCGGTGTGTCGAATGCGAATGCGAATAACGATGCGTCGAATGCGAATACGAATGTCGGCTCGCGTCTCACCAACAACAATCGGCGTACAACGATGGGGACGTGTCCCCGATGTGGTGCCGAGGGTGGCAAGCCACAGCAAAAGCAATTCTTTCCAATGTTTCAAATAACGGAATGTTTTGGAAAGCTGAAAAATCACGTGTCGGGCAATAGGGTTTGGTAGGCTGGCAACAGTTCGAAGAAGTCTGGCCCGGGGAAAGGAAGGCCCATATCTTCCATCATTAAAAACAACTGATGCTATGCGCAGAGAAGGTCATATCATAGAGGAGGTAGTCGAATATTCCAACATGGCGGAATCATTCGACCAGGTTCTCAGTGGCACCAAACGGAAGAAAAGCCGACAAGGACGCTACCTGATCGCGCATCGTGAGGAGGTCATCAAGGAACTCTCTGAACGTATTGCTTCTGGCACATTCCATGTGACCGCAAAGGACATTGAGGAGAAAGATATTATAGAGGCCGGCAAACTACGGCACATCCAATTCTTCAAGAAGCTGAAGAACAGCATCGCTGTCCACGCCATCATGTCGGTGGTGGATAAGCATCTGAAGAAGCGATTCATCAGAACGACCTCCGCAAGCATCAAGGACAGGGGAATGCACGACTTGATGAAGTACATTCGCCGTGATATGCAGGAAGACCCGGAAGGCACAAGGTTCTGCTACAAGTTCGACATCTCCAAGTTCTACGAGAGTGTCAACCAGGACTTCGTTATGTACAGTGTGCATCGGGTATTCAAAGACAAGAAGCTCATAGCCATGCTTGACAACTTTGTCCGCATCATACCGCAAGGTATCAGCATAGGGCTACGCTCGTCGCAGGGCTTGGGCAATCTGTTGTTGTCTGTGTATTTAGACCATTATCTGAAGGACAGGTACGGCGTGCGTCATTTCTACCGCTATTGTGATGACGGCGTGGTACTCGGTAAATCGAAAGCGGAACTGTGGGAGATTCGTGATGCCGTCCATGAGCAAGTGGAACAAATCGACTTAAAGGTGAAAGCCAACGAGCGTGTGTTCCCCGTGGACGAGGGCATTGACTTCCTGGGATATGTCATCTATCCCGACCATGTGCTGCTGCGCAAGCGCATCAAACAGAAGTTCGCCCGAAAAATGCACGAGGTTAAATCGAGAAAAAGGAGGCGTGTCTTGATAGCAAGTTTCTACGGAATGGCAAAACACGCCGACTGTATAATGTTGTTCAATAAATTAACAGGCAAAAAAATGAAATCATTTAAGGATTTGAATGTCGCTTACAAGCCAGAAGACGGCAAGAAGCGATTTGCGGGTGCGGTGGTAAGCATCCGCGAGTTGGTGAACCTGCCCATCGTGGTAAAAGACTTCGAGGTCGGGGTCAAAACCAGCCAGGGCGAAGACCGCTGTGTCGTGTCCATCGAGCAGAACGGCGAGCCGAAGAAGTTCTTCACCAACAGCGAGGAGATGAAAAACATTCTCCAGCAAGTGAGTGAAATGCCAGACGGCTTCCCATTCGAGACCACCATCAAGGCGGAAACCTTCGGCAAAGGTAGAACAAAGTACATTTTCACATGATGAACAGAGTAAACGGAGCACAAGGGGTAAAGCTGCTTGAATGCACCAACCCCGTCAAAGGAAAATGGCGCGTCCGCTGGGACGTGCATAACAACGAGGATGGATCTGCCGACTATATGGAGGCTGAGTTCAACGGAAAGCCATCTGAGGATACCATCAAGACCATGGTGTCGGAATGGTTCAACGACCGCACGAACGAGACCATACTTTCTGGCTTCGTGTGGAACGGCATGAGCGTGTGGCTCTCTAACGAGAACCAGTTCAACTACAAGGTGGCATACGACTTGGCTGTGCAGTCTGACGGCAAGACATTGCCGGTCACGTTCAAGTTCGGAACAGACGATGAGCCATGCTATCACACGTTCAGCACCATCGAAGAACTGACGGACTTCTATACCAAAGCCATGCAGCATATCCAGGACACACTGGCTGATGGATGGAAGAGCAAGGATAATTTCAATTTGGAGTTATACCGAGACTAAGAACAATCCCTTCGGGGGAGGGTAATAAAAAAGCCCCCGGCCTGTTTAAATAGTCGTCTCACTTACCATTTGAACACAAAGCACCTGTCATAGGCACGACCGGGGGCGTAGACCCTCGCTCGCCCATGACAGGCTTTTTTGTGTGCGCTATATGCGCCAATAGTAAGTGAGACGCTGCAAAAGTACTAAAAATTTCTGAAAATGAAACTAATAGAGATACTGAATTTGAACAGGGAACTGCTGATTTACTTCCAAAAGGCAGGAATCAGGCTGGACGATGTGCAATATATCGACCTATTTAAGGAATACCGCACACTTTCCGCACAAGGCGAGAAGGTGTCATATATCGTGGCAAGGCTCGCCACAGAATATGCCATAAGCGAGCGCAAGGTGTACAGCCTTATACGGCGTTTCAAAACTGACTGCAATCTGCTTGCAGTGTAACGTTTGCGTATGGTCATTGTCGAGGGGACACGCGTTGTTACCTTTGCACCGTTTTCAAATTCAAAACGGTTATGAACAAATACCATCAAATTTTACAGAAGGTACTTACTCATGGCAAGTACCAGACCAACAAGAAGGGAAGCATACGCTATCTTCTCAACGAGCAGTTGGTGCTTTCCCCTGCTGACCTGCTCGACATATTCGAGGGGCACGGCATCGCACGAAAGAAGTTAAAGAACGAGCTGCAGCTTTTCATGCAGGGTGAACGCAATGTGAAGAAGTATCGCGAGGTGGGCATCAACTGGTGGGACTACTGCGGCGCCATTCTCGTAAACTCCTACCCTACCTATTTTGAGAAGTTGCCGCCTCTCATCGCCAAAATCAACCGCGAGAAGCGCAACAGCAAGAACTATGTGCTGTTCCTCGGTTCAACCGATGCGGAGACAAACCAGGCTCCGTGTCTGTCGCTCGTTCAGTTCCAGATTGAGAACGACGAATTAGTGGTGTCGGCTTACCAGCGCAGCTCGGACGCGAACCTCGGCTTGCCTGCGGACATCTACCATCTCTACCTTATGGCTCGGCAGATTGACCTCCCGCTGAAGTCCATCACGCTGAACCTTGCGAATGTGCATATCTACGAGAACAACATCGAACACACCAGACAACTGCTCGACGGAAATGAGAACGTGAAATTTGAACTGAACGTGTAAGGCATGAGAAAACAGTATCTATCAGCACCGCTCCCTTTCGTGGGGCAGAAGCGCATGTTCGCGCGTGAGTTCATCAAGGTTCTGAAGCAATATCCGGAGGACACGGTATTCGTGGATTTGTTCGGTGGTTCGGGTCTGCTGTCGCACATCACCAAGTGCCAGAAGCCGGATGCCACAGTCATATACAACGACTTCGACGGCTACCGCAACCGTCTACTGCACATCCCGCAGACCAACCACCTTTTAGCTGACCTGCGCAAAATGGTGGAAACGGAGGGCATACCCAAGCACAGCTGCATCCGTGGTGAACTGCGCGACCGTATATTCGCTCGTTTGGAGCAAGAGGAACGAGAGGTCGGGTACATTGACTTCATCACCATTTCTTCCGGACTGATGTTCTCCATGAAATATAAATTGAGCATCCCCGAAATGAAGAAGGAGGCTCTATACAACAATCTCCGCAAGTCAGACTATCCTACTTGTGAGGACTATCTTGAAGGTATCACAGTAGTATCATGCGACTACAAAGAGGTGTTCGCCCGATACAAAGATATGCCGAATGTTGTGTACCTTGTTGATCCGCCCTATCTATCCACCGACGTTGGCACATATAATATGTACTGGAAACTTTCCGACTACCTCGATGTGCTGACCATTCTTGCCGGACATCACTTTATATATTTCACTTCCAACAAGTCATCCATTATTGAGCTTTGTGAATGGATGGGCAAAAACCCGACCGTAGGCAACCCATTCAAGAACTGCCACAAGGTGGAGTTCAACGCCACAGTGAACTACAGCTCGCACTACACAGACATGATGTTGTTCACCGATGCCGCCTAACGGCGTTATAATTCGAATATAACGGCATTAAAAAGCCCCGGCGGTAATTTATCCGTCGGGGCTAAATCGTTGCGACACGGGCGGTTTATCGCAATAGGTAACGCACCGCATAACAGTCGATGCTTTCAAGTATCTCTTCGTGGTTGTGGTTGGTGTTCGTCTCAACAAGCGCCATGCCGTTAAAATCATCACCACTCAATCCGTCAAGGGCTGTATGCACCTGGTGGCAAAGGTCGAAAGCTGCATCATGGCCACCGTCAGCCCAGTCTGTCACAAGGTGAATAGTAACAAGTCCCTTGCCACGCTGACTGCCGCCTTGAAATGGTGACCACTCTATCTTTCCAAACTCCACAAAGACGGCTGGACGCGCCCATCCTTCTTCCTGCTCTACAAACTCCACATTGTGGTTCCACAAATCGATGTGCTGCACTTCAGGCACATCGCTCGCCAGTTTTGCTTTAATGGCGTTGAATAATTCCTTTCTCATTTCAATTTATATTCGTGTTCAAAATACTCTGCAAGGTTCTCCTCGATGATGTCCTTGACCGCTTGCTCCACTTCTGGCGATGCTCCAAGAAATCTGCGGCGCGGTATCTTGATGCTCTTTCCTTCTTTCATCAGAGCCATGTGCTTCCAGAACTCCGCCTCGGTGCTCAGTTGTACGGTGCGCTTGTCGTTGCGTCTCTCACCATTCTTCTTGCGTCCGAATGAGCCTGTCGCCTCATGGTACTTGTGCCAGAAGAATCGCTTCATCCTCGCCGTCACCTTTATCTCGCCTCCATCGTTGTGTATGGCTGCATAAGGCAGTGTCGAGCAGAACGTGATACTGCTGTCTGTGGTTCGGCTGCTGATGCTCTGCCGCAACTTGCCGGTGTCTATCAGTATGGAACCGCCAGGACGTGTGGGGCTGCTTCTGCGCTGCCACGCCTCGTTGAAGAATGCCTGCCGTTCAAAGTTGCGGTCAAACTCATCACTCAACTCCACCCTAACGTCGTTTAGGATATTGCGGATAATTTTCTGTATGTCCTGGTTCATCGTCAAAGTCGAATTTTAGAAACGTCTGTGCCTCTTGTGGCACTTCGTTCTTAGGGTCACAAGAGGCATTGAGGAGGTTGTAGAAGGTACGCTCACATATACCATAAACAGGATACACGTACCTTCGCCATATCTCGCGGTTGCTGATTCCGCTTTTGGCATGTTGGTCGTATATCCTATTTATGTCGGTGACACGTTTCTGATAGCTTGCTCCTCGCCTCTTGCTCATAAAATGTTTTAGTGTCTGTCTCTTGGTTTATAGGGACGGATGTCATAGCTCATCTTTGCGCTGACGGTTACTCTGCCCGTTCCCTCACATTGGTCACATGTGCTTTCTTTGCCAGTCTCCTTGTCGTGGAGACGACCTGTGCCGTAACATTTACGGCACAAGGCCACTTTCGGTTTCTTCTCCACTTCCAGTATCATACGGCATCCTCTTTCTTGGGTTCAACGTAGAATGTCTCGTCCTGCACCACTTGGATACCGCATTTGTTCATCTGAGGAACAATATTCTCCACGTCGCGGTCTGCAAGGAGTTTGTCCTTGGCTATCTCCTCGGTCTGTCGCAGATAGCCAGGCAGGAACTCCTTGACCAGCTGCAGGGCGCTTGCCCATGTGAAGCCTTTCAGGGTCTTCAGCTTAGGTGTGCCAGTACGGAAGCCGATAACGCCATGCGTCATCTCAAGGCTCTTTTTCTTGGTGAACAACTCTGCCTGGTTCTCGGTAGCATAAGCCTGGAGCGTGTCGAAGGCTTTCTCCTTCTCACCTTCCAGTTCTGCCAGCTTGTTGGCATACTTCTCGCGGATCTTGGCACACTGCAATTCAATATCTGCCGTGATTTTCGCACTCTGTGCGTCTGCCTTTGCATAGGCTCCGAACGCGTCTTCGGCTGATTCTCTTGTCACACCGGTAATGATTACTTTCTTTTCTCTTTTTGCCATTGTAGTAAACTTTTTGTTGATTATTATTTTGATTGCTTATCACTCGTCTTCTTCTGGTTCCAGCCAGTCGCCTTCATCCAGTTCCTTGTCTATCTCGTATTCAATACACTCAAGAAATTCGATATACTGGTCTCCTTGGAGTTCTCTGTATGCGATGCCATGAATATATTCCATCACACGCTTCACTTTCTCATTCATGCCTCACCTCCATTTCCAATTGGTACCATCATGTATTCCACTTGTGGCTGTGCTGGAGGTGTCGGTTCTTTCTTAGGTTTCAGACCTCCCTTGCGCTGGATGGAGCGGAGCTTCACCGATAGCTGCTCCAATTCCTCATTACTTAGTTGGGAGAACACCTTGCCGGCAATACGCTGATCCTGGCAAAATGCGTTGATGCGTGTCCAGTCTGTTGTATCGATGCCGAGCTTCTGCATCAACCTCAAGCACCGGCTTCGATGCTTGCGCTGCTCGTCCTTGGCGGTGCGTATCAATTTGGCTGTAAAACCTTCGAGCTTGTCGCACATCATGTCGTACTCCTTACGGGTCATTTCCCTAAGCGAAGTGGTACGTCCATTAGTGAATTGACTCACCACTCCTTCCTTGAACTCATCACCCAGCTCCTTTGTGGCAAACTTGTAGCTCTTTTTGAGTATGCCATAGAAGCGTGCGAAATTGGTTACTTCCTGTGCCATATCTATTTCATTTTTGACAACCTTATTCTTTCACTTAACACCTTCAAATTACATTCAGGACAACACTCACCCTCATCTTTCAATGGATGAGGATTGTTTCCATAGCCGATTTGGGGCTTACCGCAAAGGCAGCAGGTGTATTCACGAACATTGTTCTCATGACCTTCAAACATCACTTTAATGCCACACGAACTGGCAACATCCAGTTCCAATTTTGCGCCCTTGCTCAATTCCCAGCCTTGCAGCATATAGATGCAGTCACACTTCAAAAGCAGGGCAATGTCCACCCTCATGTGCTCCATCCAGTGTGCTTCCTGCGAAACACCATTTTCAAATGGGTTCACCGGCTCGTAACCTTTTATGGAGAGATAGCGTGCCGCATGGTCAAAGGTTGCCATACGCTCTTTAAGGTCGTAGTGGGCTATCGCTCCGCTGATATAAACTTTCTTCTTCATCTCAGTTATGTTTAGTTGTTAGACTTGTCATTGTAAACCTCCACGGCTTTCTCCGCCCAGATGGTGTAGTATTCACTTACGTTACCAGAATATCGTCCTTGACAGTAAGCACGGAAGCCTTGCGTCCTCACCTTCACGCCGGCAGCGTATTTCAGTCTGATGGCAGGTTTACCGATGGGCTTGCCTTTGTCCTCTTGACTGACGAAGATGAACGTCTTGCGCTTGAAACGTTCTATCAGTGCCTTGGTCAGTGAATATTCCCACCCTGCTTCGTATGCGTACTGGTAACTGTCCACAATGATGAACTTGGCGCTCTTGGGCTTCGCCAGACGTTCTTCCAATGCCTTGATGTCGCCATCGGTAATGATGCGGAACGAGCCTTGAACGTCACTCATCTTGAATTGGGCAAGCCGTCGTTGCATCGACAGACCAACGCCCTCTTCCAAGGACACATACAACACACTGCCTATACCGCAGAGCATCTTGGCAAACTGCATAACGAAGGAACTCTTGCCACTGGCACTGGGGCCACTGATGAACCATGTGTCGCCCTCTTCAGGCTGACCGAACACGTCTTTCCATTGTCCTTCAAATGGTAGTGCCTTACACTTGATATTCGCCACATCCTTGGGGCTGTATGCTCGCTTTGCCATATCACTTCTCTGTTTCGATAAGTTCTGATACAACTGCGTCCGCTATCTTGACTGCATATTTGGCAATGAGTTCGGCTGTCATTTCTTCACGATCATGGTGAAGGACTGGAGCCACAAACAATGCAGCCTTGGCCAATTCATAGCGACGTTGCTCCCAGTCCACCTCGTTATTTCGTTGTCGGCGGTTTATTTGTATAACCGCGTCCATATATTGCATTTCCATCTTTGTCATCATGCCTGCGCTCTTTTTAGTTTTTCTATTTCCGTGTAAACTCGTCTCAGTCCACCACCCGACTTGCGCACCAGGGTAGCAATATCCGCACCTTCAGGGGCGTTCACCTTTGCCACCACGCTCGCCTGGTCTTTCAGGAACTTCTCACGCTCCTTGCAATCGTCGGGCGTTACCTTCGAGTAGCGGTCACCATATCGGCTGAGCATCTCTGTATAACCCACTTTCTTGCACTCAATGGAGCGGTTGATTTTGGCTTTCAGTCCGTCCGCGCCCATCATATACCAGGCGCAGCATCTTTCTGTAGCGTTCCACAAGGCTTTGAGTTCCAGGAATGCCTCATACTGCAAGTCGCCAGCCTCGTCCAAAATGATAAGTGGGGTGTCGATTGAGCGCAAGTAATAAACCAAATCCTCATACACATCGCTGTATCTTCCGTTGCTGCCCACACCGAACTCAGTGGCAATCTTGCGCACCAGCTTCAGTTTGGTCTTCACTTGCGAGCAATCTACATAGATGGCGTTGCGGTGGCACTGCACATAATAGCGTGCCGTGAATGTCTTGCCGATGTTGGGTATATCACAAAGTATCGCACTCAGTCCGCTCTGTTGGCTGAACTCCAGCTGCTTGGTGATATAGTCGAAGGTAGCGGTGCGTGCTGGCTTCCATTCAATGCCTCCTCTGAGGTTCACACCCAGTCTTCGGGCGATGGTTATCCAGTTGGCTTCGCTCAGTGCCTTGTCGGTCTGACCATTCTTGATGGCGCTATATACCGAGGTGCTGATGCCCAATGAAGCAGCGTGCTTGGCATCGCTCGGATAGTTCGTGCGGTTGGTGGCTATGGCCTCCAATATCCGCTTCTTGTTCTCATTCGTTATCATGTCTCACGTTATTTTAATTGTATTCTAATATCATTCTATAAATCTGCCAACGGGTCAGAAATGTGGTAGGTCACTTCCATTTCCTGCTCGCTTTCCATCGGTGGAAGTTCAAGCGGTGGTGGTGCAGCCTCTTCCGAAAGTTCCGACTTGGATATGCCAACAGTTGCAATGGCGTTCTTCTTCACGTATGCGTTGAATGCTGCTATCTTCTTCTGCTGGTTCACGAATATCTCCTTGTCCTTGTCAGTCTGCTCTGCATCGGCAGTGTTGAACGTGCCCACGTCCTCGAGCTTGTCAATAAGTCGGTCGTTCTGGAAGATATAAACATCAGTCGCGTTGCCGTCCTCATCAGTCAGATAGTAGGCATCCACCTTGTAGTTGTTCGGATCGAGACGTTCCATCACTTCAGTCTTGCTCAACCACCAGTCCTTATACGCCACCCTGCAGTAGCTATTTCTGCGTATGGAGGTCTCAGTGTGCTCACCGATGAAGCGTGCCCACACCGATTTGTCCATTGGCTGAAGCGTTGGGTTCATATTGGCTTCAAGCACTTGCCAGCGTGTCATGCCGGGGTATTTCTTCTGGTTCGGGTGGAGGGTATTGTTGAACTCATTGATGTCACGGATGTCATCTGCAATCAGTTCTTCCCATGTGTAGTACTGTTTGTCCTCGTAGGTGTCATTCTTCTCGTCAAACACCTTCTTGGCTTCCGTGCGGTAGTGTCTGTCTTTGGCATAGAAGCGTCCGATGCCGAGGTGGTTCCGATGCTCCACCCTGCGTTTCTTGGCACCGTTCATCGGCTCAGCGTATTTCTCTTGGGAGTTCATAGGGGCGCAGAAACGCACAAATGGGAACAATACTCCTGCCTTCAGGAAACTCTCTTTCCACTGACTCATCAAGTGGTTCTCTACCTCAACCTGCGCCGGACAGCCCCAACCCTTGCTTTCTATAAGTCGGAACATCGAGCGGAAGCAGTCGGCAACCAAGTCCACGTTCTTGTTGCGGTTGTAGGCGTAGCCCACCACACACTGGCTCGTCACATCGTAGGCGTAGTATGCCTTCGGACGTGCCTTGGTATCCTTTAGTTTGCGTGGGAGGTCGCGGTCATCGAATGAAATCTTTGAGAACGAGAACTCGGGCGCATGACGATGAACGTGTGGCATCTGCTCGTGCATGAATGTGGTGTAAGAGTCAAGCGAGTGCTCAATAAACAGTCGGTTCTTCGGTTTGTTCAGATAGTTGGTGATGGTGCTTTCGCTCAGCGACTTCGGGTCACCGTTCTTGTCGGTCCACTCGCTTGCGTCGAAAAGCTCACCGGTTTCTGGATCATACACGTCCAGCTCACCGCACACAAACGAGTTGTACAATTCCCAAACATTGGTATTGAACGGTTTGTTGGGTAACACGGCTATCGAAAGAATCAAACGCTCGGTACGGTAATCCACCTTACGACTTGCCTGGTTGCCGAACTTTCGGCTGATGAGACACTGGTAGCCGTCTCGTTGGTACTCGTTCACCTTCTTGCGGAAGCGCAGCATACTTGCCGGCAATGTGTGCCCGGTCTTCATGCGGTAGCCCTCCACAGCTTGCGACATCATGCTCCAGTCATACTTCTGGCCCATCGTCTTCTGTATCGCCTTGGCGTTGTTGTAGAGCTTGATACAAGCATTCAGCACGCTGGCGTTGGTCACATACTCCTTCACATGAGCATCGGTAGCGTGGTCGTGTCCGCACTGGTTGCGCCAGTCGTTGAAATATGCGACAGCTGCCTGGTCCACCTCGTAGTTGGCATCAAGCCAGGCAAGCAGCACCTCAAGCGACGGATCTGGATAAAGCTCCTTGAGTTTGTCTTGATAAGCATCGGGCAGACTGCATACGGCAATAAGCGCGTAGTTCTTGGAAGAGCCTCCACCACGACGCACTACATCAATGCGACCGCGTGCGGAGAGCTGCTTGTAGTTTGATACGGTCATCACACCGCCATCCACAAGTTCCCGCATCGAGATGCAAAGTCTGTTATCGTGGTACTCCATACTTACTCCTCCTTATCTCAATGTTGCAGCCCAGTTCTGAATGCCTTTAAGGTCTCTTACAAACACGTTTTCATAGTGCTTGACACTTTCACCTTTGAAAATCACATCCACATCACCATTGCTCTTGTTTACCTCCAGCAAAACACCATTCGGGAAATACTGGCGCATATAGTTGTCATGGTCATGGAACGTTTCCACTGCTGGCAACTCGTTCATCAATATACCAAAGTTCTCAAAGGCAGCCTTGCGTATCTTGTTGGCAAGGACACTCTCACTCTCAAAAGTCAAAGCCTTCCATACCATTACAGCGGAAGCACTGAAGATTTTCATCAGGTGCTCACGAACCTCTTTTGTTACATGAATGTACTTTTTCATATCTCACTTGTTTTTACGTTATACTTATTGTGGAGTGTGGGGAGTCGAACCCCATGGCTGTCCTACGCTCTTCGCTTTCGCTTATTCCAACATTCCGGCCACTGCAACCGTGCCACCCCTGCGGTCTTTCCCGCCGTCATCCGAGGCTGGCCCTGCCGACTATCCAGTACAGCACCCAGGGCTTCCGTGTTATCCTGCAATCATTTTACCTCGTTTATCTTTGGTCTTACGCTACATCCGTAGCATGACATCAGCCGTCTTATCAATCTCGCCACATAACATTCTGGTGCTGTAAATACGATGCCGTCCTCTTCTGTGTAGCTGAAACTAACACCATCCATTATCAGAACCATTGCCACCTTGTGCTTCACGCTCTGCGTCTGCCATTCCTTTAATTCGTTGTCGTTCATATTCTTTAATTGCAAAAATTCGTTATTCTCGGTCATTTTTCGTACCTTTGACCGCGCGTTAAATAATTAACACGCTGCAAAGATAGTGATTTCTCACGAATTACAAAAGAATAATCGGGATTTATTTCGATTAAATTTAGAATTATGGCACATAACGGGACAATTCACGAAAGAATCAAGCACCTCGTTGATATTAAAGCAGGTGGAAAGAATACAGTATTCGCCCAGAAATTAGGCGTTAGTGAAGCTAATATAAGAGGTTATATAAAGGGAGTCATACCCAAAGCTGACGTCTTAGAAAAAATCGTGATTTCTTACGATGTAAACGCAATGTGGCTTCTCACTGGCTTAGGGAGTGACACCTTACCTAATTCTGAGCCAGGAAACCCTATTCTTGCAACGACAGAGACAAGCATTGCCACATTCTTTGGTCAATTAGAACCATACATACAAAGCAAAGATGCTAAAATCATACAACAAGCAGAGGAAATAGGACGTCTCAAAGAAACCATAAAGCAACTGTCTATCGAAAAAGAAAAGCATGTATCGGATGCCGACACTTCAAATATTGCAAGTGCAGGGTAAACCCATTTCATGTTATCATAGGTGGCAAGCCGTAACATCAAACGTATGTCCCTCCACCCCATTATAACCCCGTTTGGAGGGGTGTACCCCCCTCTTTTGAGGTTCGCTTCACGCAAGAAACCCCATAAACACAAGGTTTTAGCCAGATTCTTGCACATTTTACCTATATCGCAAATGGGCAGTTTCCCCCACCCTACCCCTTAAAACATTCCTTTTCCCTCCCCCTCTATCCTACCCCCTAAAACCCTAAATGTGTAACCCCACTTTTCGGAAAATGTAACCCCACTTTGTAACCCCAGCTGTAACCCCACCCACTATTTTCGCCACTTTTAGGCACAAAAAAAGGAGGCCAAACGACCTCCATTTCCACGACCGCTCAAACGGCCTTTTATTTGCGTTCTAACGCCATAAAAACATCAGTCTAATCATCTGCCCCACGAGAGCATGAAATAAGCGTAGATTGCTTGATTATAGCGCGTTTCGTGCATAATGTACCATTGCCAGACAGCCCGGCATGAAGCAAATAATTCTTCGTTGCGCCGATCTGTTCAGCCGTCAAAACCGTATAAACCGCAGAAATGCTGCTAAAGTACCAGTCTTTCCGCCTCGTTCCATCTATATTGTGCAACAGATGCACATGTATTACCTTTGCCATATTCACTCGTTTTGTTTCTGCAAATATACCAAATAATCATTATATGGAATAATTTCGCAATATAAAAAAAATAAGAAACACCATAAAAAAAGTGGCCTCAGCCACCATTCTACCCACCCCAACACAACACCAACCACCAACAGAAACGCAATATAAACCACCCGTAAGCCCCATGTAAACCACAGGAGCCTCAACAAGCCCCAAAAGTAAACCAAATGTAAGCCTATGTAAACGCTTCGTTTTACGCCGTCATTTAAGCCACACACGCCTAACTCGTTGAAACACAAACCTCTCACCCATTTTTCAGCCGACCGACTCATATACGCTTCGTTCTGTGCCCCATAAATTTAATGTATAAAACAATGAAACAAATAATTTTGATAGCCATTGGCTTGATATCTCTTTTGCCTGTCTCGGCTCAAGTGTTGTCAAAAGAAGAGAGCGCAAAGCTGGGTAATACCCTTGAAAACCTCGCACGCGAGGGACAAAGGAAACACCGTGAGGAAGTGATGGCTAAGCAACGGAAGCAGCAGCAACGTGCAGCAGAGATAGAGAACCGCACCCAACTCGGACTACAACAAAACCAGCAGCAAGTACAACGGTTGCAAGACAACTACGGCGTTGATGATTTGCGCCAACGCAATGGCGAAAGCCGTCCACAAAGACGAAATATACAGAAAGCACATATAAGTAGCATGCAACGTAGCACACCTAATGGAAATGATGGTAGGCAAGCAAGAGGAAATGGCGGAATGAATGAGTATCCGCAGCGAAATCCAGGACAGAGACCTTGTATTGAACCGCCATCTCGTGTTCCACGTACACCTCGTGTCCCGATAGACCAAGCTCCAGTACGGCGCCAGCCTGTGGTTTACCGTAAGCCACTTGGACAATTTCCTCCCAAAACTATTGCTAAAAAAGTTCCTCCAACTCGTCAACATCCAGTAAAACCTATACGCCCAGTAAATCCGAAACAACCAGCCAAACCAGTACGACCTGTTATACCTATGAGTGAAGATGATTTTTTCTGTCCGAAAGACAAACGTGTGGAGATTATTACTTGGCGTGACATAAAACCAGGCCTTTGCACAAAGGATGCTGGAATAACAGCAGCAGTAATGCGTTACAATCGTGAACTAATGTATGATGTAGGATTCGTAAACGGCGGATTCAGCACGCAAGGACGCTCACCGCTTATTGTGGTACAGCGTGGCGATTGGTATATTGTAAAAAGCAGTAGGGTATTAAGAAAATAAAAACTCGTGTATTATGAATTGTAAATTCTTGAAATTGTTGGTATTGTTCGCCTTGTATAATATATCGATGTGTGCCTTGGCACAAACGGATGATACGGTCAATAAAGACACCTTGGCGTTTGAATCAATTGCGACCTTGGATTCCACGAAGCTCAACTATGATAATTTCATGGTAATACCAGGCTCAGGTCTTTTTGTAAAAGAGAATGACAGTGGTGAGTTTCGTGCTTTGGACAGAAAGCAATGCCCAGAGTTTGAGCATCTGAAATTCCTGGACAATCTATGGTACGACCAGGTGGTAACTTCCGCAAATCGTACTTATGTACGCAATAGCACACAAATATATGATATAGGAAAGGACAAATGCTCACTTGTTGCAGAATTGGACACTGCAAGTTTTCGGTTGTTTGCAGCCAACGATTCCTCTTTCCTTTTCGTTGTATATCAGAATGAGGGCAGTCTATTGTACAGATACAACTTGACTACAGACAATACGGAACTCCTGTATGCCACTACAGCAGATATTTATGGTGCAGAACTGTTAAATGATGCTGTATGGTTCGTGGCTGGTAATTCATTGTATGAAACTAATGAAAATGGGACGGAAGAAATTTTTGCTTATGAACCTGAGGATTTCATAGGGATGACTCTTACGCAGAGAGGAGCGTTAGTTTATACTGCAACAAAAGTCATTTTGTTTGATGGAGAAAATGCCATACCCGTAGCGTCAGGCAGTTTCTTTCGGATAATATACAGTTCTGGCAGAACATATTTCGTGTTGCGAGATGGAAATGTATTGGCAACAGATGCCTTATAGAAATTGGAAGGCATTATTTCATTCGTGACATTTGAAATTCTCGTTTTTACTCAGCCGTAGACAAGAGGTCTACGGCTGAGTTTTCGTTGCTACTTTTTCTCCACAAAGGCTCTTGTTCCCATCCATTTGTAAATCCCATAGCCTTTGTGTCAACCATGTCAGATTTTTAAGCATTACAAGCATAACACGATACTATACACGACCATGATGAGCACAGCATTTACGCAAAGTATTGATTGCATTCATCTAACATTCAAGAATAATTATTAGAGTATGATTATACTTTGATGGAATATAAGTATCTTTGTCGGCAAATTTCAAATCTGTGTATAATAGCTATGGCAAAAGTAGGTTACATATTTAACTCGGAGCAGTATGACACATTCACCTTTGACCGGGCTTGGATGGAGAAGTATGGCTATTGCCGTATCATAGAAGATAGTGCTAGCCAAGAGAAGACACGCCCTGAATGGAAGCAGCTCATGGATTGTCTGGAACGAGGTGACGAACTGGTCATCTCGAAGTTCAGCAATGCGCTGCGTGGCGTTCGGGAGTTGGCGATGTTCCTGGAGTTTTGCAGGGTGAAGGTGATAAGGGTCATTTCCATACAAGAAAAGATCGACTCCAAGGGTGAGCTATTCCCAAGTACATCAATCGCCGATGTGCTTTTCATGTTCGGTTCGTTGTCCGAAGAGGTCGTTGCCTTGCGCAAATGTCTGTGATACGGCTGCGACAATCATCGCAGCAAGAAGAATGATTCTGTTTTTCTTGTTCATAAATCGTTTTTTTTTCTGTGCCTTGGGGATTGGATAGTCCCGGCTGGCGGTTGATACTTTTGTTTACTCATGCGGCATGATGCCGACTTGTGGATTCAGTGGCGAGCTGAGATTTTAGCCGTAGTCTTTCTTTTTCATTGGTGTACTTTAAAATTATTGTTAGAGGCGATATGCCTTGAGTCCCTCATCAAATGCAGCCTTGATTTCGGCAGCATGGATAGCAAAATGCTCGTTGATGATGTTGTCTATGAAACTTGCTACAGTAGCCTGTCCTTTACCAACCACACTCACAAACTTCATAATTCTCTCGTGTGTCTCTTCTTTGATGCATACCTGTTTACCATTTCTTGCGGTAAAATCAGCTTTGGACATAAACTTGTCTATATACCCAACTTTCTTTTCAGCTTGGGATGACACTGTTACATTTACAGTGGACTGAATACTGATGTATTCTTTTGTCGCACCATTCTTTCTTTTTCTGTTTCTTTCCATTGTTCTCTAAATTTTATTGTTATACAAAATCGAGGATATTGAAGTCCTCTATGCTATCTGGCACTTTAAACTCCTTCTTTGACTTGGATATTTCTTCTATCTTGTGAGTTTGCAGGTAGAAGGTGACAAAATCATGAATGTTTTTCTTGCACTCCTTGCTGTTCTCCATGAATTTCTCATAGAATTGGTTACCATCCATCTCGTGGAAGACCTTTCCTGCATGTCTTTTCTCCTTGTCCGTAGCTTTTGAAGCCTTGACCGTCTTCACGGCTGTATCTATGTCCTCAAAACTTGTTCCTTTTGCTTGCGGTACATCGGCATCGTCCTCATCGTCTGAATACTTCACACCGACATCTTCTATGCGGACATTTGTAAACACATCATCCAGTAGTTCATCAGGAATCCTTGCCGTGTTCTTTGGTGGATCCTCGAATGTCACGTCATTCTCAGACACAGGCTCTGACTCAGTTTGCTTCTGTACCGTTTCTTCTTTCTTTCGCAGTTGGGACACTTTGAAAAGGCTTTTGCCAACGAGTGCCATAGGGTCGATTGGTGGCTTTTCCTCTTCTTCCTTATTGTTCGCAACTTCAAGGAGCAACTTGTTGTAAAAATAGATAGTCCAGACATTGAATGCAACCAAAACTATCATGAATATACTTTCCATTGTCATGCTTATTCCTTTTTATTTGTCATACATTCCAGTCATCTATCTCTTTTCTCAGCAAGCCGTTGATTTCTTCATGGTTCTCTTCAAGATGTCTCTCAAGAATAAGGTCGATGTAACCACCGACTGTCAACTCATGCTTTGCGAGCACACTGACTATTCTTGAAATTCTCCTGTGTATCTCACGGCTGATATAAACGCATTGACGAGTCTTTATCTCGTTTCGTTTGAAGAATGCCGAATCGTAACTTTCCGAAGAAGCCTTGGGAGGCTTGCGTGAAATTGGCGACTTATCGGTCTGCGAGCATTGGGACTTCCAGCCAACCTCTTCTTTCTCTTCGGTATCTTTCACTTGGGATTGGGAAGCTCCGTCAAGAATGGATGCCGTTGTCGTGCCAATCTTGCTCTTGCCAATAGAGGCAATGAGCAGATTTTCATCTATTGCGTCAGTGTTGATTTTTCTGCTTACCATAGGCTCATGTCTTTATGATTTCACAAATCTCGTCGGACAACTCCTTGATGCCACTCCCTCGCAACAGGTTTGGGTCTGATGGAAAGATGGTGGAACGGAACACTGCCTTTCTGTTCTCCGACAGCTCTCTTCTGAAACGTTTGCTGTCTGGCAGTCGTGTGTTGAGAACCGAATAGTCGAGAGACTTGAACATACCTTCATATACATCATACAAACTCGTTCGTTCTCGTTTGTCAATCATTGTCCAAAAGAAAGCAAGTTTCTTGGTGACCGACCAACCCTGTGTCAAAAAGTTGTCGTGGAACAACTGCATGAAGCTCATTGCGCTTTCTACAACAAAGCGGTCTGCGCTGACGGGTACAAAGATGTAATCCATCTGAGACAAGGTCTTCATGACGCCCTCACTTTTGATAGTCCCAGGCATGTCAAAGAAGATGAAGTCAAGTTTAACCTCTGTTTCATTCAACACTGTCTCTGCGTCGTCAAGCGCATTGACAGCATTGCTTCTCGTTACGCTGAAGGACTTCTTGCCCAGTTTTTTGAAATGCTCACAGGCTTGCGCCTTGAAATAGTCGCTGCTTTTGATGAGTTCCAGTTCCTCGTCTCGCAGGTCTGCAAGGTTGTATTGTGGCTCGTCACAATCTATGACCGCCACATTGAAGCCCTTGACATTGTGAAAGTAGTTGGCTACAAGAGCCGTGATGGTGGATTTTCCGATTCCACCTTTCTGTGTTGCAAAAGCTACAAATCTTGTTT